TGCTGGTCTTGAGCTTTTCGTGCGCCACTTGCTCGGTGTGCAGCCGCCCGGTTTGCACCAGCAGCAGGCCCGCCAGCGCCAGGGCGGCGGCGATGGCGCCCCAGGCTTTGAGTTTGTCGAGGATCATTCAACCTCCACGTCCGGCAGATCGACGGTCTGCCCTGCCAGCGCGTGATTGCTATCCGTCAGAAATTGAATGCGCCCATCAGTCACAAAGGAATGGCACACGTTCGGCACTGGGTTGCCATCCGGCCCGAGCTCCCACTCCCCATTCCACTTGCCATCTGGCCCGAGCTTGACCTTCATGCCTCTCGCAAGAATGGAAGGCTGTAGCGTCGGACGCGACAAACTGCCGTTGAATGTCCAGGCCCCGCTGCCCTCCAGCGGAAGGCAGTGCTCATTCCCGCATCCAGGGCACTGGAAAACAACGTGTTTGCTATCAAGTCGTTCAATTCGATCTGTCATTCCCAGTACCTCCACCAGTACCAAACCATTGCGATCCAAATAGCCATCACTGCACCCCCATGCACGCAGCGTTGCGCTGTTGTTGTCGCGTCCAGACTCCCATGCACCGTGTGTTGCCGGGTGTAGAACAGTCGTAGCCTGCTGCGAATTTATAGCGCAGGTAAGCCCCACAAGCTGCGATGTAGTTGCCCTGTTTTGTCAGGCGCAGCATGGACGATTTCTGCCATGTGGCACACCCGTATTGCCCTGCGAAGTCCACGGCCTGCGCGAATTCGACGGGGTGAACTGGAGTCTCGCCCAGGCTGTCGCGCACGCATTTCCCGTATGTTTGCTCAAGCAAGTTGGTCGCAAGCTCTGCCGCACGTTGCCTTGTGATGTGCTTGTCTGCCATCGTTACCATGGTTCCATCTTCGTAGTGCGTACTGCCGTGGCCGATGGTCGGTACATCGCCCTTTGTGGGGATGACCGGCGCAGGTGTAAAGCCCTCGAACGCGATCCACGCGGCGATGATGGCCGCGCCGATCTTCATCGTGTGGGCTGGAAGGCGCTTTGTGTCAGCCATCAGATCAGTCCGAGTCTCTTAGCGATGAACATCACAACAAGACCAGCGGCGCCCCACACAGCGGACACAACCCATGCGCTTGTTTGCTTTTGCATCGGCGCGTCGCGCTCAAGAACATCAACGCGCTTTTCAACGTCGCCAAGATTCTTTTCAACAATCGCCAATGCTGTGAATGCCCTTTCCTGCGCTGCACTTGCGTTGCTCTGACGCTCTTCAATGACCAGCAGTTTTTGAAACGCTGCTGTCATGTCACGGTGCGAGCTTTTGAGATCCTGCATGTCGCCGTGCAGAGCATCGAGTCTTGTTGCAACTACTTCGATGAGCGCGTCAGATTGACGCCGTGCAAAGCTGTTGAATTGTTCAGTGTTTGCCATCAGCAGCCCTCCCCATCACGGCCCGCAGCGAGCACGGGTCGAAGCGCCAGGCATCGAGCAGGCCCAGCATCTCGGCGCAGGCCTCGCTGCACATCACGCGGCTGCGCTTGTTGGGCACGACCCAGGCCAAAAAGCCCAGGATGAGCTGCCAGTCGTACAGCCGCCCCTCATTCAGCACCGCCCACGTCGCAGCGGCCTGCGCGCCGGGCATGTCGTCAAGCTGCCAGTGGTCCGGCTTGATGACGATGCGTTTGAACCGCACCCCACCACGCTTGCCGGGGCGCCGTGGGCTCCAGGCCGGGATGTGCTCAAGTCCGGTGCTGCTGACGCACCACAGGGCGCCGTCTGCATCGGGCGCACAGGTGCCATCGGGCATGAGCGCATCCACCCCATCGCCTGGCTCGAACACGATTTCGCTGTGGCTGTAGGGGCCGCGCAGGCGCAGGCGGATCAGGATGTTGCCCAGGCCCAGGATGCCCGCGCGGGTGCCGTGGTAGCTTGCGAGTTTCATAGCGTTTTCGCCTGCAAAAACAGTGCGTCCGTCTGCGCATCCGTCAGCCCGAGCGCAGGCGCCAACGAGGCTACCAACCCATGGTGCCTTTGGACTTCCTGGCTGTATTCCCACTGAATCCGCGCCGCTTCTTTCTGCGGGCTGGGCAGGCCGTTGATGGCAGCGTCAATGTCATCAAGCAGGCCAGCACCCAGCAGCGCAAGTCGAGCTTGGCGCATCGTGACTGCTGACGGTACGACAGGCGGCTCAGGGGGCGGCGGCGTCAGGTTCTCACCATCCCAGAGCCAGCCGATACCGCCGCCGTGCTGGTCGGCATCAATCAGCGTCACTCCGGGCAGCGCATTGAGACTCTCGACGGCAATGGTGTTGGCGACTGCGCCGCCCTCGATGATGTGAGCGCGCATTTAGATCACCTCCACGATTGTGATTTTTCCGTCAGCGCCGTCGCCGCCCTTGCCTGCGGGGAAGCCGTTGATGTTGCCCGTGCCACCGTCGCCGCCGTCGCCGGGGTTGACGCCGTTGGCGCCTGCCGTGCCCACTACCACGCCGGTTGCGCCGCCGCTTCGCCCGCCGCGCTGGCCACCCAGCAGGGCTTGAATGCCGGTTGCACTGGCGTCGCTGCCTGCACGGCCATTCGGACCGCCCCACTCCGTATTTGTAACGACACTAATACCTGACCCTCTGAGCTGCCCTGCTGCATTGCCAGCGGGTGCGGCGTCTTTTCCTCCGCCGAGTGGGCCGTCGCCGTGCGAAGAACTGGAGCCGCCGTTGCCGGTGTGCACACCCCCGGCTGCAGAGCGCAGCGCGCCGATGCTTGATGCGCCGCCAGACGTCCCCGCCCCGATGGTCTTGTTTGCGGGGGAGTTATCTACCGATGCAGCAGCACCACCCGTGCCTTTCGCGCCCACGGTGCACGTCACCGACGCCCCCACCGTGACCTCGGCAAGTGCAATGCTGGTTTTCCAGCGCTCGCCCGCACCACCCCCGCCGCCGTTGTAGCGTGCTGCTGCACGGGCGCCACCACCGCCGCCCGCGCCCCCAGCAATCAGGTCGGCATCCCACTGCTGGATGCCCGGCGCCCATACGTAGCTGCCCGTGGTCGTGAAGGTCTTGGTGCCACCAACAAGTGGAATGGAATAGAGCGCGGCGCCGTCGCACAGCACGAGCCGGACGGCGCCGGGGTACAACACAAAGTTCGCAAGCCCGTCAATCGTCTCGGCGCTGTTCGGGTCGAGCGTAATGTCACCCGTGTCATAGTTGCGCACGTAGCACCACCAGCCGTTACCCAGCGTGGCGGCTGCAGTGAGTCCAAGCGTCCATGTGCCGCTGCAGTCGATGAGTGCGCCTTTGTCCGTGCCGACAAGCGTGTATGCGCTGGTTTTTGTGGCTCGGGCCATGCTGCCCGGTGCGGCTTCCGAAGTCCACTCCACCCCTGTCTCATTGCTCTTGACGCGCAGGTTTTTAAGTGCCTGACCAGCCAGCGCCGGTATATCAGCCCCCAAATCCTCCACCCACGATGCGTCTTTTCTCGCGTATGCTTTTCCATCGCTGGGCGCCTCTGGCACAGGCCCGCCAGCAATGGACGCAGCGCTCGCCGCAGCCTCTGCCGCTTTTGTCGTTGCGATGCCAGCCTGCGTCGTTGCGATGCCAGCCTGCGTCGTTGCGATGCCAGCTTGCGTGGTGGCTACGCCAGCTTGCGTTGTGGCCGTAGAGGCTTGCGCCGCAGCAACGCCAGCCTGCGTTGTGGCCGTTCCGGCCTGCGTGGTGGCGACCCCTGCTTGAGTCGTGGCCGTTGTTGCCGCATTCTGCGCAGCCGTATTTGCCACCTCCACATCCTCCACATTGATGGCCAACTGCACCCGGCCTGCGGAAATGTCGGTGGCCAGCACGCCAGAGGTGTGCCCCGCGATGACGGAATAGATGTTCTTGCTGACCGGATCGCGGAAGTAGTCACTGATGACGTAGGCGGTGGCGGTCAGCCAATCGCCTCTATACCGTCCGTAAGAGATTGCCGTGATGTTGCCTGACGCATTGAAGGCCAGCACCAGATTGGCCCGGGCGCCCGCGTCCATGGCCAAGGTCTGATCTGCCGTGCCTACCGGGAGTTTGATGGCCCGGTCTGCATCGCCCTGCACTTCATCAAAGCCAGCTTCTACGCGGGCGAACTCGTCTTTGAGCACCTGGGACGAAACCCGCTGTTCTGGGAGGGGGTTATAGGCGCGCGTGTAAAAATCGTTGGGCATAGTGGTTTACCGGTCAAGCCTGCGCGGCGTGTACACCACGGAAACGCTTTGCAGGGTGTGGGGGAGTTCGTTGCTGGCCTGACTGATCACGCTCAGGCTCAGATCGGCACCAACACCGTCGAGCCGAACCTTGCTGATGGTGTTGCGCGGGATGTCGTAAAAGCTCTCGTCGTAGCTGCTGACGTCGTAGTACGCGCCATTGGCAGAGCGCAGCACCTCGGCGGCATCGGTCAGGCCAATCTCTGGGTTGCCCAGGCTGTATTCGCCCTGGACGATCACCCGGAAGGCGCTGTCAGATTTGCTTTCCAGGTCGGCCCGGCGAAAGCGCTTTTTCTCCATCGGGCTTTTGATGTGGTTGAAGGCCAGCTTTAGGTAGGCGAAGATTTCCAGCCCGTCGAAGCTGCGCCCCCGGTCGGCTTCATAAACGTAACCGTCATCGCTGCCAAAGAAAGTGCGGTTGTCACCGGCCATCACGGCTTCGCAGGTGCACCACACCGTCTTGCCGTAGTTGATGGGCATGAACGACAGAGCCACACCGTCCCGGGTTGCGATGGGGGTGATGCTCAAGCTATCACCGGTGGCAAAGAACAGGCGCATGCGCTGGTCTGCGCGGTTCACCACCGAAGCAATGGCGAGGCGGTTGCGCAGCAGGCGCTGGATGCGCGCCGACAGCGGCAGGCGAGAGAAGTTTCCGAAGGATTGGGATGCTTCCAGCGTGGCCAGCCCCAGGGTATCGAAGGCGATGATTCGCCCCAGGCTCTGCACGCTCCAGCGCTGGGCGCCCACGTCATCCGAGAATGACGACAGTTTCCAGTCTGCGGTGCTGCTGCCATACAGCACCCAGGTGCGGGTTGCAGAAAACACCATGAGGGCGCCGCCGTCCGCATCCGATGGCAGCACCTTGAAGCCGGTCACCACGTCGCCCGCTGCAATCTCCCCGGCGCCAGTCACAGCAGACCACCGAAACGGCTCGGCAATGGAGCTGTTCTGCACCGACCCGTCGAAGCTGAAAAACAGGTGATTCTTGTGCGCCACGCAGTGCACAGGCTTGTCCACCGCCATGCCGGTTTTGATGGGCACCAGCACGTCGCCGTCAAACTCGAAGCCACGGTTCACACCGTCTGAGCCATAGATGCGCTGCGCACCTGCACGTCCGGTGAAGTTGTACACGCACAATTCCAGCCTGCCGCCTGGCAGCATGGTGATCGAAGTTTCCGCTCCACTGGCAGTAGCCGTGACACCTGCGGTGAAGGCCCCGGCAGTGAATGACCCGCCCGATGGCGCAGCGATGATGAAGCGCCCGGCTGCAGTGCCCGCAGCCCAAGTGCCCGACTCCAGCGAGATCCGTTTGAGTACGGCAGACACTGCACCTTTAGTGATCGTTGCCCCTTCGGCGGGGGCGGGGCCACTGCCCGCAGTGAATGCCAGTTCACGATAGAACGGAACCAGCACCCAGCCAGCGGCTGAACTCTTGTACATTTCGCACGCAGTCACCCCGGCGTTGTCGCGCCAGGCATAGACCACCGTGCCCAGAATGCCGATGCCACGGATTGGCCCAGAGCCAGGAACAGCGCCAATGTCTGCCCGGTAGCTGGCGGCTGCCAGCGTTGCAAACTCGTTGTCATCGAAACCGTCAATGTCCGAGGCGTCGCCGTAAATCACGCCGATGGGGGTTCCAGCGACATTCAGCGTCTCGCCCGATTCAAAGGCGCCCACCACGCGGGTGATCACGATCTGGGATGCGCTGCGCACCTGAATGACGCGCCCGGTGGCTGCGGATGTGACGCCCGTCACGGTGTTTCCAACCGCAACCCCGGTGAAAACATCAACCGCCTGGAAGCACTTGTAGTCGGCATCGCTGGGACGTGGCCGACCGTCAAAGCGCTCGTACCCGCCAATGCGCTCGTACCCTTCCAGTGCGGAGCTTTCGTAGTTCATGGCGCCGACCACCGTTCCAGGCTTCAGCGTCAACTGAGCCGACTCGGCATCCAGCCCCCCCGCCAGCGGGAAATACTGGGTCTTGGTGGGCGGCATCTGCATGCTCATGCCAGCGGCCTTGCGCCAAAGCCAGGCGCTGGAAGCTGTGACTGCGTGAGAGCAGACATCAGCATGTTGTAGTTCTGGTCAGCACGTTGGACGACTTCGCTTGCCGCGTCGAACCCGCCGTACTCACGCAACGCCCTCCAGACGATCATCATGTGGAACCGCTGCGGCATGGCGGGCTCGTCGGCATCAGCCGTCATGTCCAACACGTCGCGGATGTAGGACGCACGCACCTTGTGGGCAGAGTCAGGGGTGGGCGCGACAAGCAGATCGCCCGATGGGTCAACGCTCCAAAAGCGCACCGGCCCGGCTGAATGCACACCCACAATGAACCGGCGTCGGAACGTGTCGTAGGGCAGGTACTGCAGGCCATATTCGGCGGCCTGTCCATCGGTCAGCCGCCAGGCGCTGGGCCGGTAGTCGTCGGCCTGCGGCTTCCACGTCGCCCAATCGGTCAGGGCAAACCCCGGCGCACTGGCTGTGGGCGACATGACCATCGCAGACGTTTCGCCAAGCGCCTCACCGCGCCGGAAGAACCAGCTTTCGTGCATGAGCGCAATATCGCGCCATGCAAAGTTGACCCATTGGAAGATCCGGGCGTCATCGCCCTTTGCCGTGGCAAGGGACGCAGGAGCGCCACCTGACAAACCGCTCTCGCGCTTGACTGCTTGGGCCAACTGCAGGAAGTTCATGAAGGATCAAGCCTGCATGAAGTTGCGCGACTGCATGGGAAAGCGTGCACGCTCCACCCAGGTCATCTTTTCGAGGTTGTCCGGCTCGTTCGGGTCAGCTTCTTTGACCGTGTAGGACAGGCTCTCGATGTGCTTGGCCATCTCCACGGGGACGCGAACCCACTTCTCGAAATGGACTTTGATTTGGTAGTTGTTCAGCCCAAAGAACGGCTGCTGCGGCTCGTTCGGGTCAGCGCGCGTGAGCTTGATTTCGCAGGTTTCACCGCTGAAACCATGCTGCTGAATTGCCTTGGCAATATTGGTGGTCGAGTCGGCGTCGGTGGTGGATTCGAACGCGGGTTGCTTGGCCATGGGGTACTCCAGTTAAAAAAATGGGGAGAGGTCGCCCCCTCCCCTGTGCCTGTATGGCCGACGCTTACAGCGCGGTCGTGGCAGGCAGGAGCGAAATGTCCGTGTAGGTCACGGTCACGTTCGCGGCATCCAGCAACGTGGTGCCAGGGGTGAAGGTCGTAGCACCCAGCACCACTTTCATCACACCGATAGGCGCATAGCCCGCAGGCACTACCGGCACTTCACCCTTGGAGGTGGACACAATCCCACCGGGCAGCGTCACGGCCTGGCCGTTGTAGCCCCCCTGCACGACCGCCACAGTGCCTGCGGAGTTGAGTGCCACCACGTAATGCACCGTGGTGCTGGCAGGCTGCACATAGGCGCCGGGGCCGCTGGCAGAAGCACCAGACACTGGAAGGCCCAGCAGGTTGTGCGTGACAGCGATGGTCTGCGCAGCCAATGCGGCCTTGCTGTAAAAAATGCCGTCCACCGTGTAGGTGGTGGCGCCGGTCGTCTTCACGGTGGCAGCGCCGCCTGCATTGATGGCAAGCGCTGCCTTGGAGTAGCAGCGGTCGCCAAGAGCGCGGCGCAGGCCGTGGTCATTGACTTGGGCAAGAGTGGTCATGGTTCGATTCCTTTCTTCAAGTCAATGGGTTAGGCGGTGACGGCGTGCTCGATGCGCGTCATCCATGCGTCGTTCAGGATCGCAGCGGCTGACCACATCTTGAAAGCCACATGCCCGCGCTGGCCCATGGGGTCAGAGTCCGAGGGCTTGGGGTTCACCACGATGGGAGTCAGTCCAGAGCCAGACGCCGACAGGTTCACCGTGGCGTAGCTGTCCTTGCCGACGATGAGCGACTGGTACACGTCCGCAGCCGACCCGCCCAGCATTGCGCCCAGCGCACCACCGGCATTGGCCAGGGGCGTGTAGAGCGTGGAGCTGATGAACCGGATGTTCTCGAACGAACCAATTTCCGAATCACACAGCGGCTTGAAGGTGCCGTAGTTCTGGATTCGGGTGTAGCCCGTCGGAATGTTGGTCGTGTTCTGCAGATCCATTTCCACGTTCGGATGCACAAAGCACACGTAGCACGCGGGAATGGGAGTGGTGCCCACGCCATCGGTGGCGTTGAGCATCATGGTCAGGGGCTTAGTGTCCTGATTCTTGAGCTGGCGGATTGCGCGGCGCAGAACAGTCGCCGTGATGGGGGTATTGACGTCCGTGCGCGCGGTGCCGTTGGAGTACAGCACCTGAGTGCCCGCCTTCAAGGCGTTGTACATGATCAGCTCTTGCGTCTGGCCAGCCGTTTCGCCAAGCGAACCGCTCAGCTCGTTCAGTACCGGGTCTTCATGGGTGTCCATGATCACGTCGGTAATCTGCACGCGCTGGCCGTACTGCTCCAGGTTGGCGGTCACGTCAGTGGCGGCAATGTTGCCTTGCACTGGCGTCACACCTTCGGTCAGCGGAGTGGTGGTGGCGGCAAGTCGGCCGTAACGGCGCCACTTGACCACCTTGGTTTTGCCCTTGGGCACGGCGGTAACCACGGCGAATTTCGCCATGTTCAGGGAAGGCTGGGCACGCTCCAGCATCTTGTCCACAGCGTAAGCTGCGGTACGGGGGGTGATATCACCGTAGACGGTCATGATCTGCTCCTAGAAGGAATTGGTTTCAGGCTGCTGCCAGGCGCTTGCGTCGGAAGAAGTCCAGCGATGCCTCGAAGTCGTCTTCGGGTGGCATCCCGCCCTTGGCTCCGCTGTTGCGGGAGGGCAGGCCGACAGCGGCTTGCAGCCGTGCGGCGTTCGTGCTGGCCTTCTGCGCTGCGGGCGCTGCTGGCTGGTTGGGTGTTTGCGCAATCGATGGACGGCCCGACCGGCGCAGGTGTGCGTCGTAGGAATCCATCACTGCGATGGCTTCATCAGGGGTTTGGCCCCGGTAGAAAGCCACTTGGGTGGTCTGCGGTTGAGCCTTGATCCAAGCGCCGAATTCGGGGCTTTGAACCACGGCTGTGGCTGTGGGGTAGGTGGACTGGAACGTGCCCATTGCGGCCTCGTAGGCGGCGGTGCGTTGTTCCTGCGCCTTCTGCTGCTGCTCGGCCCGCAGCTCTTCAAGTGGTTCAACCACTTGGGCGGCGGCCTGTTTGGCAACATGGGCGGCTTTCGTCTCGATCTCGCGCATGGACTCTTGCAGAGCCCCCACGATCCCCGACAACTCCGGAAAGTCTTTGAGCTTTTCAGACAGCTCGGCCAGCTTTGCAGCGGCACCCTCGACAACTGGCGTACCTGTGGCAGGGGCCTGTTTCAGTCGGGCGTTCTCCTGCCTGATCTGCTCCAGTTGCGCGCGGGTTTCGTTCAGGTGACGATTGAGGTGCTTGACGCGGCCAATCTCGCTTTGCGCTCTGTGCAATTCCTCTTGGGTCTTGCGCAACGTCTCGGCGGGGTCTTCCTTGGCGGCAGGCTGCGATTCAGCGGCTGGGCTGTCTGCTGCTGGCGTTGTGCTGGCATCAGTGGGAGGATCGGTGGCAACCGGTGCGGCGGCGGGCTGATCCACTTGCGTGGTGGCCAGCGCTGCGTCTTGTGGTTCAGATTTCTCAGTGCGCAGTTCAGCCAAGGCTGCTGCCATCTGGTCTTCGTCGCTCAAGAGTTCAGTGCTCATCGTTCCTTCGGCATGGCCCTTGTCGGGTCAGAGGCGGTTGACACCAGGCAAATCGCCTGTGAGGTCAATGTCTTAGGAAGGAGTGCGCGCGGGGAGTGGCGGCATATATGCCGTTTGCGCTACGATGAGTGCAACCTTTGGAGGTGCTATGCGTGCTTTAAGAATCGGCGGGTTGATATGTGCGGCTGCTTTGCTTGGGTGCGGCTCCGCGTCAGCTCAGTTGGCCGATACTGTCTTTATCACGGTGCACAGCCAGCCTGAAGGCGCGTACATAACAGACATGCTGAAGCATGCGGGCGGCATAGCCCCGCAGGTCTACAGCTACCCTGCGTCACAGTTCAAAAAAGATGACAACGGTTGCATCTATACGTATGGATTTGACGCCCGTTGGGGAAGTGGGGCTGCAGCGTCGAGCACGAAGTCCATCCTCCTGTGCCCATCGGCATCAAAAGACCAGTTCTACGTAATCCTTAAACGCGATCCGTCCGCCCCTGGATTGGACAAGGATCTTCGTTTTTCCATGGAGCTCGCTGACCGCAAGCAGAACGCCGCCGCTCAAGTGCAAGCTGAAAAAGATCGCCGCGAAAACGCCATGATTGAAGGGCTTGCCGAAGGGTTCGCGGGGGCTATGGGTGCTAGGGCTGCAAGGCAGCCCGTGCAAGTTGCCCCTTTGCGCTGCACTTCCAAACGGACTATCAGCGGCTCCGTGGATACTGTGTGCGAATGACTGCATGCGCAGTTAGTTTGCCGATTTCTCCATCTCCATCACCTTGTCATTGAGCGCCCGCATGTAGGTCGTTCTCGCCGCGTCAATGCGCTTGAGGGCTTCCTTGTCGTTGATGCTCTCTGACGCCAGCTTGTTGAGCTTGGTGACATTGCTGCGCACCTCGTCGTTCAGCTCGTACAGCTTCACCAGCGGGTTATCGTCAATCAGCTTGCGCACCTCATCGCCCCGGCCCTCTTTGGACAGGCCCTTGAGCTGCGCTTCCAGCTTCTCGATCTTGCTGGAGTTCTTGAAGAACCGGCTGCGCTGCAGGTCTTGGTCTTCCACCTCGCCAGCGAATCGACTCCCCAGCGGAACCTCGCGCGCCTTCAGGCCTTCGCCCTGGGCGGTCAGCACCGATGCGTTCAGGATCTTTTCCAGCTCCCGGAACACGCCACCGCCCACCGTGGTGAAGACGTAGCGCACCTCTTCGGGTGAAGGGCTGGCAAGCCCTTGGGCAAAGTCGTTCCCACCAGTCAGGCTGTTGATGGCCTTGCTGATGCCGATGTACGCCTGGCCGGTGAACGACCGCTGCGTGCCCTCGCGGCCCATGGTGAAGCCGGGCCGGGTGTCCCACGGCATGCGCTCCTTACCGATGGGCTTGCCGGTAAAGTCCGTATTGGTGGCCATATCCACGATGGGATCAATCACAGTGGGCGAGATCGTCTTGAGCGCGCCTGCTCCAGTGAAGATGTTGCCGCCACCCAGGGGGTTGAACGACCCCGCCAGCTCGCCCAAGGCGTTAAAAGACTTCTCGCCCCAATCCTTGCCACCGCTCATCAGCAATTCGGTGACCACGCGCCCGGTGTTGGGCAGCGCATTCAGGCCGAACTGCAACGGGATGGTGATGTACTGCTTGCCAGCCAGAGGAATGATGAAGGCGCGGGCCTTGACGAACTCGGGGATTTCATCGTCCTCATACCCGGCCATGGACAGCAGCAGCGCCTGAATCACGCCCAGGCTCAGGCCGCCGATCAAAATGCGCTTGCCCGCAGGCCCTTGCAGCGCCTTGAGCGTGCGCGCCGTCCCCTGCACCGATGCGTTGAAGAAGGCGAACAGCGGCCCCATCTCGCGCCCTGCCCGCCCCTTGCGGTTGAAGTCCAGCGTCAGCTCGCGCGCCATCCGGGCAGACTCGGCGCGGCTCATGCCCTTGTCCAGTGCAGCCTTGTACGCTGACAGACGCACACCGTTTTCCAACGTGGTGTTGAAGTCGTCCAGCAGGTCCAGCACCGCATGGGCAGCAGCGCCCGGCGTCAGCTTGCCATCCTTACCCAACTTGTCCAATTCACTCTGCACGGCGTCGGCTCGCTTGTACGGGTCAATGAACAAATCGCGGTAGCCCGTGCGTCCGCCATCGTCCTGGAACTGCTGCCACAGGTCCGACCATGGCGTGCGCTGCGCATCGCCCCTCAAGTCCCGCGCGATGCCAATCATTGCGGGGATGGAGTCGGACAGCACCCGCGCCTGTTTTCCGGCCAGGGCGGTGTCGGTCAGGTTGACCATCGCGCCGCCCACATCCCGCACGATGTTGACCATGCCGAATGCCGGGTTGTACTGCGTGTTGATCGATGCAAAGTAGCGCGTGGCCTTGCCCACGATGCTGCCAGCCAGATCAAGCTGCCCCAGCACTCCATCCTGATTCTTCAGGTTGCGCACCAGTCGCACCGCCCGCTCGTTGCTGGCGTTGAACAGAATCACACGATCCTCGCCGTTGACCTTGACCACCAGCGAATTGTCCAGCCGCTTGTACATTGGGTTGGGCCGGTCAACCACCTTGCCAGATACCGGCTCAACCCCGCGAATCGTGGGCACGCCCTGCATGCCTACCTCGGCTTCCATGGGGTCAACGCCCATCCTGACCAGTTCGTTCGCAATCTGGTCAGACGGCATGGATGGCCGAATGGTCGTCCACATTTCAGCGTTGGGGTTCGTCAGCGCCAGGCCGTACAGGCTCATGGCCACGCGGTTCTTTTCCGCCCGGGTAATGGCGGCTTCGCGCTGCATCAGGATGTGCGCCAGCATGTTGGTCACTTCGCCCGTGCTGCCGGTGGCCCGCTTGGATGCCGTCCCCGTCACGCTTACACCGGCCCCGATGGGGTGGCCCGGGGTTTCCATGGCCTCATCCTTGAACAGCGGCACGTAATGCTTGTACGCACCCGTCCAGGCGTCCACTGTCTCTTGCTTCTCCAGGCCCTCACGCACCAGCACTTCGCGTGTGCCCAGTGTCAAATCATCGACCCGCTTTGCCAGCAGCTCCAGCACCAGGCGCTTGCCCTGCGTCAGCGCTGCAATGTGGTCGCGCGCTGCTTGCGTGGTCATAAGCACGCCCTGGCTGTTGGTGCCTGCGCCGCCATCGGGCATCTCGTCGTTCACCTTGGCAATCTGCGCGTTGCGCTCGGGGGCGTGCCGGGCCAGCAGGTAATCCGACAGCTCATCCTGGCTGACGTTGTTCTTGGCCATCGACTCCAGCAACGGCTTCACCTCGGCCGACAGGAACGACTCAGTGCGCCGCGCGATGCGTCCAGGCATCAGCGTTTCCGCCAGCCGGGCATCAAACCCTTCGGTGATCTGCTTGCCAGTCGCTGCAATAGCCTCTTGCACGCGCTTGAGGTCGATTCGCCCATCCTGCAGTTCGTAGATCAGCTTGTCGGTGCGGGTCGCTTGGGGAAGCTCCCACGGGTTGGAAGGGGCGAACAGGCCCGCTTGCGCGTTTGTGGGGATGGGGGGTGGGTTGTTGCCCGCTTTGCTGTAGAGCAGCCCAGGCACATCCGTGCCCGCATGGTCGCGGGTAATCAGTGCGCGTTTGAGGGTTGAGACTCCGACTCCATGCGCCTCAAAGCCTCCGCGAGTGCTGGCGAGATAACGTGCAAGTTCGGAATCCGACAGGCGATTGCCCTGAATGGCGGCTCCATTGCCCACGGCGTCAGCGTCTCGGGCTGGTGTGCCCACAACATCTTGTTCACGCCCGTCAAATCGTCGTGGATTTTTCTTGCCTGCTGCAAGTCGCATTTCAAGTTCTGCGAGATTACCAGCGCCGATTCCTCCCGATTCATTTGCACCAATTCGGCCATCCACGGGTGCGCCGTCGCCCAGTCTTTGCCCCTCTGGCTCCAGTACGGTGCCGCCTCTGGAGTAAACGTCCCCCGTGGCGGGGTCAATTTCAAGGAATTTGAATACAGGGATGCGCTCATTTACTTTCTCCAGTTCGGCTTGTGCGTAATTCAGCCATCCAGCACCCCGCGCCATACTCCGCGCATTGGCCCGTGCCACCGCAGCAATGTCGGCCACGGTCAGTTGGTCAGCCTTCAGCAGCACGCCCTTGCCAAACAACCATGCGCGCACAGCAGCCGTGAAGTCCTGCACCCACTTGGCTACCGATGGCGGCGAATTGGCGCGGTCGTTCTCGTACTCGGTGACGATGTAAGCCGCAGCTTCTTCACCGCTGGTTTCGCCCGAACGATCCATGCGCGCCTGCACCCGCTGGATGAAGGCATTGCCACGGTCAGCACTCAGCAACTGAGCAGCCCGTTCAAACAGCGGCTGCAGCTTGCTGTCTGCGGCCATGTGAATGCCCACCTCGTGCATCAGCGTGCCCGGTGCGGACTCGGCGGTCAGGTTGTCGGCAATCAGGAATGATTGGCCGGTCTGCGGGTCGAAAAAGCCCTCTATGGCGCCGTCTGCGCTGCGCTTGATGTCAAGGCTGTCTGCTGTGTCGCTTTGCGTGGCTGACAAAAGCGACTGCCTGATCGCCTCAGCATCCCCTCCCGTCTTGTCCGCCCTGGCCCGCGCTGCCGCCTCAATCGCCTGCTCCTGCGTCTGCGTCAGCGTGACAAGGCCCTTGGCTTCCAGCTGGCCCAGCAGCTTGCCGTAAGCCTTGGTGATAGCGGCGCGGATGGCGGCGGCGGGGGTGCGCATGGGTTGCACGGTGCGACTCATGGCAGCGCCTGCAGGCTTGATGCTGCTGGGCACCGCCTCGTCCACCAGGTACTGCAACGCCTGGCGCTTGGTGTCGAACCGGGTGTCGCCCCAAGGCTCGCCATCCTTGCCAAAGCGCGTCAGTTGCCAACGGCCTTGCTCACTGGCCGAAGGCGTCACGATCAACATGCGCCCATCGCTTGTGCGCGCCTCGACGGCAAACCCGCTGTCTGGTAGTTGGGCCAGCGCGTCCAGCATGGCAGCTTCTGCCGCCCGTCTGGCGTCGCCCACAGCGCTGAACTCTTCCGGGGTGACAGTGCCCGGCTCGGCGTCGTAAAGCGCATCTGCCCTGCGGCTAGCCTCTTCCATGGCGGCTGCTGCACTGCTGATGGCAGGTTGGGCGCGGCTGAAGCGCACATCGCCATTGCGCGCATTAAAGCGCTGACTCAGCGGGATCACTGCACCGTCATCATCGTGCGTCACGGCATCCAGCAGTTTGCGGTTGTTCTTGGTGTTCTTGTAGCCGTAGCTCTGTCCGTCGTCATAGCCGAACTCGGCCACGCTGTTGCCGTCCCAGTACAAGTTCTTGGCGGAGGCTGGGAGCGAAATGATGCGGTATCCACCAGGTATGCTTTCCCCTTCCAACTTGGCGTACTCAAGGGACGGGGTCACCCAGTCGCCATTGCGAATGGCGCCATCCTTCACGGTTTTGGGGATGGCCCGGTACACCACCATGGCCACCGAACCCGGGCTCTTGCCTGCCGCCTTGCGCGCATCCGCTGAGCGCATGGCAGCCACCACAGCGCGGTGCGCCGCGGCTTCTTCGGGCGTGCTCACGTACCACTGCGGGTGCGTCCAGTAATCATCAGGCACAAGCCCGTTGTCACGCAGCTCATCCAGCCGGACGCCATCGTTTTCTGCGCTGGGCGCTTCGTGCTGCATGCGGTAATCGCTGCCCACGTATCCCGCCTCGGCAGCAGCCTCATTCACCAATCGCTGCGCAGTAGCCATATCGCCGCGCTCTACAGCGGCAAGGTACTCAGCATCCTTGTTGGGCTTCGCCTTCCGGCTGAACATCAGCCCGCCCTGCCCGCGATCCGCCATCGTGGCGTTGTACAGCGCAATCGCTTTCTGATTGATCTTGTCGAATGCGACGTGCTCCAGCATCTCAGTGGGCGCGCGCTCAATTGACGTGGTGCCACGCGAGCGAATCACAGAGTAAAGCTGCGCGCCGATCCTGTCGCCGCCGAAGTCCTCTACGGTGACGATGTACTCTCCGCTGGCGTAACGCGCGTATGGCGTAGCCTCTTGGCGTTTGGTCATATCGCTCTTGACCATCTCGCGGGCGATCACCTTGCCGGACGCGGGAAGTTGCGCCTCTTGCTGTCGTGCAGGCGCATCAAACATGCCGCCCTGCCCAGTCAGGCTATCCAGCGGGTCTTGCCCCAACTCGAACTCATCAGCGGCGCGCACGCTGGCCTGGGCAATGCGCTTGCGGTCTTCGTCCTTCGATGCTTGCACGTCGGCAGCGCGCTTGGCTGCGGCTTCTGCCTTGGCGGCCTGCTCTTGCGATTCTTGGAGTGCCGCTGCTTCTGCGGGCGTTTGTGATGCCAGCTCCAGCGGTTCAGGCGCTACGTTTTCAGTAGCTGCTTGCGCTTGCTGGTCAAGCGCTACGGGCTGATTTAACCCTTGGGCTGCGGGGCCTGTTGCTGCTCCGCTTTGGCTTTGGCCTTCGCTGCCAGCAGGCGTGCGACGATCTCCATTGCTTCGGGTGATGGCTGTCTCAAGGGCGGATTTTGCGGCTGCATAGTAGTCCTGCTCGGTTGCGTTGATGGTCTGCTCATGGGCGTCGAGCATGATGGATTCGGCGTCGATGCCCAGCGCATTCGCCATTTCAAGCAATGCGCGCACCTCGGCCTTGATGGCGTCTGGTGCTGCATCGTACCCGCTGGATTCGAGCATGTCATCCGAGAAATCATCCAGTGCGACAGGTTGCGTATCGCTCCATGGGTCGCCATCGGATGCCGATTCTTCCTGCGCTGCAAGGTAGTCATCAAACTGGGCATTGGCTTCTGCTTGTGCAATTCGTTCAATGCCGTCTGCTGTGTACTGCGGGCGGGATATGCTCGTCTTGATGAGGGCATACGCATCATTGAGCGTTGCGCCTTCCCCCAAATAGCCGTCAGCGATCAGCTTTTGGGTTGCCTGCTCCATCGACAAGCCACGGCCACGGCCCGCGAACAGGCGCCGGTTGCCAACGCGCGGGTTGTTGTCAATGCCCAGATCGGATGCCGCGATGGCGCTCAACCCGCCTTCTGCCGCGATGAACTCGTGCGCGGCCAGTGGGGCGCCTGCCGTGCCGGTTTTGGGCTGCGACAGTCGGCGTGCAGCTTTTGCCTCTGCTGCCAGTTGCGCGGGCGTTTTCTCGGCCAGGGCATACCCGCCTTCGACCGGCACCACACGCATCATGGGCTGCAGCTTCTTGGCGTCGCCTGCTGCTTTGCGGGTCTTGAAGGGCTTCCCGCCTTCGCTCAGCGGCGTCTGTTCGCGCCCCAAGCGCACAGACGCCGCTATCGGCTGGCCCGCAGCTTGCGCCGCTCCTTGCGCGCTTGGCGTTTGGCTTGCTTGCGTTCCAGGTTGCGCAGGTTGGGGCACATTGGCGGGGACTCCTTGGGCGGTGGGCGGGCTGCTGAGACTGGCCAAATGCTGACCAATGGGGACAGCCTCGTATTTGGCAGTGTTGATTTTGTCGGCCACGGATTTTTGCGATGTTTCCATCACGACTGCCCCCGTGGATTTATCGCGAAGCACCCAGCTTGTCGCTGGTTGGCGCGTGGCGGGGTCGATGACGGGCGCTGCACCTACCCCAGCGGCTTGAGTTGCGGCAACTCCCGCACCGGAAAGGTCGGCGGCAGGTACTGGCGCATTAACTCCCGCGACGTCAGCCGCTTGGGCACTGGTGGCTTTGGTCTGCTGCTGGGTGTCCGATGGCGTGCGTTGTGGTGCATTTGCTGCCTCCTGGGGTGAAGATCGGGCGCGCAAGGCTTGCAACTCGGCGGCCAGCCCGCCGGTCACCGGAACACTGCCGGGCTGCGCCTGTGGCGTGGTGCTTCGCTGAGTGAAGTCAGGCGCGCTGCGCGCACGCAGGGCCTCCAGTTCGACGGCAAGCCCGGTCGCTTGTGGTTGTGCTGCCTCGGCCTGCAGGATCTGGGCGGCAACATCGGTCTGGGCAGACTGCGGCGACTGGGGTGCAACCGGGGCCGACGGGACAATAGGGGCTTGGGGCGTCGTGGGTTGGTCTTCCACGCGCGGCGCCCGGCTGCCATACGCTTCCTGCATGCCAGCCACCTTGCCCATCACCAGACCGGCAGCCGCACCCTGCCCGTAGGCCTCGCCAGCCATCTCGGATAGATTGACCCGCTGGCCTGCGCGCGACAGTTCCAGACCCTTGGCAATCGCGCCGGTGCCCTCTTCGACGCCTTCCGACACAGACTCCAATGCACCCGCCTGGCTGCCCTTGACGATCAATTCGACCGCCTTGGAAACCAACCCGCCCTCCATCCCCTTGCCCATGGGGCGCGTCAGCAGGGATGTGGACGCCACGGCAGCCTTTGCGGCCGCGCCCTTGAGCGACGGGGGCAAGAACATTTTTTCAATGGCATCACCGCCAGGAACCAGCTTCATCGACAGCACCGACGCGCCCGTAGCCATCAGCAGCGCCCGGTTCGCCGCAGCGCCCGCCAAAATCTCCTTGGCCTGCTGCGCGCCGTGCTGTGCCTCCAGGTCCTTCCATTCGGGCTCTGACTTGAACGCCTCCACCGGGAGCTTGCTCAGTTCCTCGTAGGTTTCGCTCGCCACCGATGCGCCCTGAATACCCGCAGCCGTACCCGTGGCCGTGGCGCGCGCCAGCACCCCGGCGCCATTCTTGGCCGTCACTGCAACGCGCGCTGCCAGCTCAGACCCCGTGCCCAGCGCCTTGGCAAACGCGGCATTACCAACCGCATTGGCTGCAGCACCCGCACCACGACCGACCACGCCCCCCGCAAACATGCCCGGCGCACTGCGCGCCAGCGTGTCAAACAACAGCGTCGGGTCTTTCAGCGTCTCAATGCCGCCGACTGCCAGCTTTTCGCGCCACCCCTCGGCGGTACTCAGTTTGTCCTGCAGGGCTTTCCCCCGCGCCTGAATCTCGGATGATTTCTGGTCTTGCAGGACGTCCTGCGTGCCACGGATGGCCTTCAGGTAGCCCGTGTCCCAATCGCCCGTCACTGCGGAATAGGCCACGCCCGGCAGGCTGCCAACATCCAGCAGGCCCTGCGCCAGCGATTTGGTGGTGTCTCCAAACGCCTCCCCCCATGTGCGCTCAGGGGTCGCCCCCGGCTGCGCCTTCGCCGCCTCGGGCGCTGCTGCATTCTTGGGCGGCAGCTCTACAGGCGGCATGGGCGCAGGCGCGCGCAACTTCAACTCGTCGGCCGCTGCAAACACGGTCTTGAGATAGCCCTGGGTTTCCTTGGGCGCGAGCGATTGCCAATCCTCGGCGTCGTAGGCCTTGCGGTTTTCGCCCCAGTTGTAGGCCGCCACAGCCTTGCCGTAGTCGCCGCCGAACTTCTCCAGATTAGCGCGCATGTAGGCCGCAGCCCCGAAAATGCTCTCCACCGGGTCCAGCGGATTGATGCCAAAGCGCTCGGCCGTGCCGGGCATGAACTGCATCAAGCCTGCTGCACCAGTGCGGCTCTTGACCTGGCCGCTGATCACGTCGGGGCGAAACCGGCTTTCGGCAAACGCCATGGCCCGCAGCACGTCGGGGTCAACCCCGTATTCATCACCAGCCGCCTGAAAAGCTGCGTCGAACTCCTGGGGAACGGCAAAGCGCGAACCTGCTGGCGCTGGCTCAAACGCCAAAGGCTCCCGCTCAGGTGCCGATTCATCCGGCAGGGCGTCAAGGTCGATGCCGCGAGAGGCAAGCTGGAAGAGATTCATGCAGAGGCCCGGGTTGATGGTGGCGCGTGTGCCACTGTCGCCCGTTGCCCCTGTTTGTCACAGATCAGGCATATATGCCGGAATCACCGGGCCGTCACAGAACCCGGCTGGTACTTGAATGCCCGTGCAGCTTCGGATGGCTTGCGCGGCGCGAAGGGCGCGGGCGGCAATTGGCGGGAATCTCCTGCTGCTGCAGGCGAATTGCCCACCCAGCGCTCTGAATCCAAGGCGTCGAGTTGGGCCTGCAGGCGGCCTACCGTTGCGGCTTTCTCGGCCTTGGCGCTTGGGTTCAGCATGTCCTCTTTTGCCCCCTGCGCTTTCAACAACAAGTCCTGCAGCTTGCGCCGTTCTGCTGATTTGCGGTTTGCATCGGCGTTGGAGTCCGTCGCTGCAGTGCGTTCGCGCGTGGCGTCAATGCGCTCCCGGGCCAGGTCGTTCTTGGCCGTCTCATCCTTGGGGCTGCTGTACTGGCTGAACCCGGTAGCAGCTTCTGCCAGCGATCCGCCGCGCTTGAGCGTATCGCCAGCCACGGCCTGGCCGAAGTCGTTCAGCCCGAACTGCCGCTCTGCCTTGGCGAAATCATCGGTCTTGGCCGGGTCGAGTGCCAAAGCGTACAAACGCTGCAGCGCCTGACGGCCCTTGTCGGCGTCGTAGGCTGCACGCTCTACCGTTGCCGTGGGCGGTGGGGCGTCCATTTCCCCGGCCCGGTCGTACCGCGCGAAGTCGCCCGCCGTCGCGTTGGTGGTGCTGGTCATCGGACGGCCATACATCTGCTCCGAAAGCAGCCCAGCCACGTCATCACCGCCGAACGTGCGCGCCAGGCGCACCACCTGCTGCTGTTCTTCGGGCGTCTTGGCTTGCATCATCATCTCGGCCAGGTTGATGCCATCACCACCGCCACGGCGCCCACCAGACGGCCCCTTCAGCGCCTGTAACTGCTCGGCCTGCATCATCCGGTCTTCTGACCGCTGACGCTGTAGTTCAAGGTTCTGCTGATGGCGCTCTTGGGCCAGCATGCGTTTCTCGGCCAATCGTTCCTCGTCAGCCCCCATGGACGCCATGCCAGCGCCCACACCAGACATAGCCCCTCCGAGCAGTGCGCCAAAAAAGCTCATTGCACACCTCCTTGCTGCGCCATCTGCGCCAGGTTCACGCCTTCCGGCTCGGCTTGTGTTGCGTCAGGCTGCATCTGCTCGGGCGAGATCAAACCCTCGTCCGCGTCCATGCGCAGGTACTCGGCAATCGACTGCTGCATCACGTCTTGTAGGAAGGATTCCAGTTTGTCATCCGGCACAACGCCCGCCTCATTGGCGATACCGGCCACGTCCTTGACCAGTTGAATGCCTGCATGGATGAGCACGGCAGGGTCAACCGGCTGACCTGCCTGCTCGGACTGCTGGGCCAGGTGGCGCAAGGTCTGCGTGCCGAACTTGACCGCCGTGGTTACGGGGTCGAGTTTGAGGGCCTGCATCCATTCCTCGGCAGTTTCGCCCATGATCTGGCGCGCACGCCCGAGAAGCATGTCGAACTGCGCCTGCTGCTCAGGACTGGCGGGCTGCTTTGCGGCCTGCTCTGTTTGGCCCGGCGCCATGGCTGGGTCTTGTGGCTCGCCCTGTTGGGCCAATTCGTTCAGGTTCATCGTTGCCCCTTATTGCACGACACGGAAATTGCCCGTGGCGGTGTAGCGTTTCTTCTGCCAGTCGAGTGCTTCCTGCTGGGCCTTGTTTGCCTGGGCCGCAGTCAGACCTTGACCAAGCCCCTGAATGGCAAGGCCCATGGCTTTCTCGTTGTTCAGCAGCTTGTCGAAGAAGCTGCCAGCCTTGGCGCCGAAACCAGCGGGCGCCTGGGGCTGCAAGCTCGAAGGCGGCCTAACTCCGAGTCCGCTGCTGGACACGGGGGCCGATGCGTTGCCCTGCGGAGCCAGCGAATATTTATTGCTCGCCGCGTTTGCTCCAGCAGCATCAACGCCAGCGGCGCCGGGCTGCGGTGCTGCAGCCTGCTGGAGTCCTTCGGTCGCAGATGGCGCGGTTGCCGTGACCTTGGAGTCAACACCCAGCGGCTTTCCGGGGTTGATCAAGTCCGTTCCCGCGCTTGCATCAGGCGCCATGGCGCCCATCTCCACGCTGTTCATCCCGCCGTCCGGCACGTATTGTTTGGCGCCGGACAAACCGTTGCTCGAAAGGGTGTCGATCACATTGCCTGCCGTGCCGGGCGCGTTGTAGATGCCGCCAAAGCCATCAGAGGCAAGTCCGCCACCGGCTGCGCTGTTTGCGGCTGAGAACGCATCACTTGCGGCGTCCATGCCGTTGACGGATCCAGCAGACGATGGATCAATGGCCGACGCTGCGCCGCCTGCATCAGCACCACCACCAATATCAAACCCGCCGTTGAACATGGCATAGCCAGCCCCGGCGATGTTGGCGAATTTCACCAAGTCATCTCCGAACACCTTGGAGGCGGCCTTGTTGATCTTGTCGTTGACGCCGGTCACCTGGAAAACAACCGAGGCGATGGTTCCGACCATTGTGGCGCTGAGACCTACGGCAGCTCCGATGGCTGCGCTGGCGCCCGTGGCCGACATGAGGAATGGGATTGCGATGGCGATGATGTTCTCCTCAGAGCGCCGTCACATAGGACGCGCCCAAATGCCCGAACCCCTTGCGGGCCATGGCCTTGTTGAAACGCTCAGGGGAATTGATCCCCGCATAGTTGTGCACCACCAATTCAACGGCGCGCATTTTCCGTGACCAGTCCTTGAGTGCGTCCAGCAGCTTCAGCCCGGCGCCGTCTTCGGCGTACCAAAGCAGCTCGTAGGCCGTCGTGTAGCGGTTGAACAGATTGGATTGGGTGATGCCGACGATCATTCCGCCTACATTCCCGCCTGTCTCGCTCACAAACACACCGGACGTCAGGCCGTGCACCGCGCCAAGGAAGGATGCATGCACCTTTTCTGCATCGAACGGCTGCCGGGCAAAGCGGCTGCGGCCATGCTCGCGCTTCGCCAAAGCACACAGCGCTGGCACGTCCTCGCGTGTGGCGCGGCGAATCGTTGTCATGCGAAACCTGACGTGCCAGCGGCGGCGGGAGTTGTGCTTGCATCAGCCTCTGCTTTCTTGACTGGGACTCTGATGTCAATGAGCCAAGTTGCCGGGTCATAGCCCAGCTTGGTCGCTGCCGACGTGATCATGGGGTTGTAGGTCGCTGCCAAGTCCATCACCGCCTTGTCGGCCTTTTCTGGCGACAGGTCGCTGGTGTTGATGCGGAAAACCTTGTCCGCGTACTCGCTGCGCAGGGCGTTGAGGTTTGCAACATTGTCCGATTGCGTTTGTGCGTCGATCTGTATGCGCTGGCGCTCTACCGACGAGTCCATTTGCGCTAGCCGCAAGCGCAGGGCCGATTCTTTATCGTCACGGATGGTCTGCTGCTGCGCGGCGAACTGATCGCGGGCGCTGGTGTAGCCGTTCTGGATGGCGTCTCGCTCCAGCGTCAGTTGCTGCTGGCGGTCGAGCATCTTGTACTCGCGCTCGAACTGCTGCTGCGCTGCCCAGTCGTTGGCCTGCACATTGAAATCGGCCATGTACGCATCGCGCACAAATTGATTGTTGTCGCGCGAGAACGTGTTCTTGGTGTTGGAGTTGAACTCGCCAGCTCGGGCGTAGGTGCTGGCGTCCTGGGTGGCAATCGGCATGGCCGCGTCATACATCGCAGAGTCTGCCGCTGTCATGGCCATGCTGCTGTTGAGCAAGCCCCGGCTGTTGGCCGTCTGCAATGCCCTGGTGCGCGCCTGCTGCATCAGTGGGCTATCGTCGGCGATGATTTGCTGCAACTGGCTGCGCACCGTTTCGTTTGGCTGCACATCCCATCCGGTAGGATTCTGTAGTTGCGATAGGTTGATGCCAGTCGTTGGCATGCCAAAAGGCCCACCGCCACCGAAGCCGCCCCCGCCAGCGCCACCGGAGCCGCCTCCATACCCCCCGGCGCCACCCCCGGCGCCGCCAGCATAGCCACCGCCCGATGCATCGCCTGCGACGCCAGCCCCGCCCATATTCCACCCAGCGTAGTTTTTGGACACTGCCTGGCTGGCAATCCCGGCCATTCGCGGGTCGGCGGCAATCGCTGCATACGCCGCATTCAACGCGCGCGCCGGGTCGGGCGAAGCCATCACCTTATCCCAATCCACCAGCGCAGCGCCTGCCGAGCCAAGCCCGGTCGAACTCAGCGCCCCGCTCGCCGCCTCAAAGCTGAGGCCGGTCTTGTCCATGAACTCCTTGATGGTCGGAGTGCTTGCGCCAAAAAACGGGCTGGCGTCTTTGGTGGGGTCCAGCCCTTGGCGCAGCATCCCGGCATCCGCCGCGCTGGCATACAGCGGCTTGTAGTTGTTGGCCGAGTGCCAGTAATTGGCCGCCTGTGGGTTGCCCGCCTGCTGCATCTGCGCGGCTGCAGCCTTCAGGCTGGCCGGGTCCACGCCGAGACGGTCCAAGGTGGACCAGTCCGAACCAATGAGCCCGCCATTGTTCCACTGCGTCAGATTGACGCCGTTCTTGTCCCGTATGACCATCGAGCCCGTCTGGGGGTCATACGTTGCCGCAGATCGATACACAGCATCCGCAGGTGCAGCCGTGCGCCCGGCCTCGTTCAACCGCTTTTGCATGTCGTCGTTGTACGACTTGTAGGCCATGTAATTCGGGTCTGCAGCGCCCTCGCCGGGGTACAGGCCGATGCCTGTTCCGTAGCCCTGCCCGGCCGCAGTGAGCTGCTCCGCCGTGCGGCCATAGAGCTGCTGCGCACTGTTGGCGACCTGTTGCTGCTGCTGCGTCTGCGTGCCGGTGAGGGTCGGGTAATTGGTCGGACGCGCGGAAATCTCGGCGGCGGCGGCGGTTTGGAATGCAGACCGCCAGTTGTCGCCCTGGTTCATCCAGTAGCCGAGACTCCCATCCGAGTCCACATCGCGGCCCAGCGTGGTCTTGTAGGCGTCGCGGATTTGCTGTTCCAGGCTCATTTAATACCCCGTTCTTGTAGGTTTTGCGCTCTGCTGGCCGTGAATCTTGATGCGGTCGGGAATCGACAAGAGCCCATACATCTCTGTCATTGCAGCCTGGGCCTGACGAATCTCTGTATCGCTGGAACGTGGGTTGATGCACACCGTGGTCAATTGACCAATGCGCTCTTGTGCGTAGGCTTCCACTCCGCGCCACACTGCGGTCTGCGTGTTGATCAGGTCTTGCCAGCTCATACGCCTCTCCCGGTTTGTGCTGCGAACTGCATCTCGGCGTTGAGCATCTGGGCCTTGGTGTCGCGGTCGGCTTGCTTGTCGGCCAGCACCGCCTGGGTCTTCTGTGCCTCAAACCCGTACTTGGCCATGGCCTGCTCCTGGGTCATGTTGGTTTTTGCTGCTGTATCGGCAATCTCCAACTGCATGCGCGCTTGCATGATCTGCTGATTCGCTGCAATCTCTTCCCGGCGAAGCTGCATATTTTCCTCATGGATCTTCGCGTCAAGATCCATGCGCGCCTTATCCAGCTCCAGCTTCGCCATGGCCGGGTCTTGCTTGGGGCCTTGCTGCTGCTCGGCAGCTTTCATCTTCTCGATCTCTTGCTCAGACGGCAGCACGCGGTCGGGGTCGAGCTTGAAAGCCCGGGCAAACTCGCGCATCATGCTCATCTGGTTGCTCAGTGGCAGGCCCATGGCCTGGGCGGTCTGCATGAACTGCTGCAAGCGCTGTGACTGGCCCTCCAGCTCTACCAGTGCGGCGATGCCCATGGCGCGCACTCGACTGTCGCCCTTGATCTCTTCCTTCTCGCTGTACTGCATGTTCCAGTCGAAAAAGCGCGTGATCAAGGGGGCAACGATGTCGTCATCCCAGTTGCGCACGGCCCGGCGAACCCACAGATTCGCGGCGGTGTAGGCAATGCTTGCCCCGGTGGCGCTCTGCATGTAGTTGGGCGCCTCAGTGCCTTGCATGAACGCAGGCAACGTGCCGACTTCCTCGATGAGTTGCTTGCTCATGCCAAAGATGGCCTGAAACTCTTCTAACCTCGAATCAATGGCTATGAACTGGATTCCCTGTCGCGCATCGGCGCCTGGGCGTTTGTTGCGCCAGAACTTGCCTGGGGCGAGTCTCCAAGACCCATCCACCGGCTCAATGGATTGATCATCCGTCACCACTTGGGGCAGCACGCAAAGGCCCATGTTGTCGTGCATGGCGCGGAATGCGCTGTTCGCGCTCTCTTGGTTGTCGCGTACCTCGTAGGGCATGCCGAATCCGAAAATGCTGGCCTCGTCCATTTGCCAGGTGAACACGCTGTAGGGGTGCTCGTTGCTGTCCAGTGGGTTCAGAGCGGCTTTGAGCACTTCCCCTTGGGAGCCAAACCAGACGATGCCGGTATAGGTCTTGAGCGGGTCATCCTCCACGTCACAGCCGCAGTCCATCAGTTCCTGCGCGGTGATAGGGCCGTGGTACTCCCACACCTCATAGCGCCGATCTTTGGCCCCACTGGTGCCGCTGATGGCCCGCAGGCGTTCGCGGTAGTTGTTGCTGGGCGTGGTGGGGTCGGTAGACAGCATGGAGCGCAGTGCATCCACGTCCACGTCGGGCATATCCTGCAGGTCAGCCGCTTCCTGCTTTGTGAGGTAGTGGCGCTCAAACACGAACTCCGCCTGGCGGATGTGCGTGGCGCTCATGTCCGGGAAGAAGTTCCACAAATCCACCCGCGCCGCCTCGGGCAGTGGCTTGCGCTCCAGGCGCATCACAAAGGTGCCGTCCTGCTGAATCCAGCGCTTGGTGGTGCGGAACATCGGCACCGGGCCTTTGATGACACCAGTTCCATAGAGCACAGCGTCATGAATCACATCCCGCGCGTGGCGTGGGTAGCTGCACTCTGCAAGTTGGTCATCAATCTCGCGCTGCATGGCGTCGCAGCGCTTCTTGGCCTCTTCCACAATCTGCGCAATGGACTGCTGCATGGCGCCTGCCGGGATGGTCTGGCCGTCTGGCGTCTGAATCGGGGTGTCGGGTGGCAGCTTCTCGGCCAGTTGCATGGCTTCCTGCAGGTCTGGGACGGGTGTAGGCTCAATGACGTAGTTGCGCTCGTCACTCGGAAACAGCATGTCAAACAGCCGCGCCTCGACCAATCCACACAGTCGGCGGGTCAGCGGGACAAAGATGCGACTGCCGTACTCGCTTTCGTCACCGAACGTTCCCGGGTCGTACTGCCCGTTGAACTGGCGCACGTCCTTGTACCAGCGTTCCTCTATCGCCTGGCGCTGCTGAACCTGCTCATTGGCCAGGCCCAGCAACCGGTGCCCCAGCGCTGCCACGCGGCCTTTGCGCGCCTCTGCCTCTTGTCGCTCCTGCTGCGGGTCAACCTCGGCTCCCAGCATCTCGGCCATCTCATCAACGCCCACGGCGCCGCTGGCCACCATCTCGGCAATGCTCGCGGCCAGGTCGTCGTCGGGTCTTTGATTCATGCCCGGAGTGTTCCGGGCGGGGGTCTAGCGGGCTATTCCCGGCATATATGCGGCTTAGTAGCCTGCTCTGCGCTGTGAGTAGTTCGGCCCGGCGCCCAAAGTGGATCGCTTGGGCTCGGTGATGGCGAAGCGCAGCATCATCATTCCGTAGCGGCTCGCACTCAGAACGTCGTCGTTCAGCTTGACGATCAAGCCGTCCTTGCGGTGGTACATGCGGAACTCGGCCAGCCAGGCCGTGCAGGTGCTAAACACCTTCCATCGCCCCGTCTGCATCCGCTCAAGCATCTCAGACACACCAGCCTCAAGGCCGTTGCCGCCCTCGCCTTCCTTCTGCCCCTCTGCCGGCGCATGGGTCGCGCGCTCAGGCAGCATGTTCACCCCGCCGTTGCGGTACTGCTGCGCCAGCTGCTCGCCGCTGCCCTTGTCGTGCTGCAGCCCATCGTGTGGCCATGCCACCGGAATCCACTTGCCTTTTGCAGCAAGCAATGGCGCCTGCATCACCGGCGTGGCCTCGCGCAGCTGGAACTCGTTGACCACATACACCGTATCGGCGTCCCGATCCCATGCCAGCCAGGCGGCTCCAGCCGGGTGATCCCAGCCGAAATCCAGCCCGATGATTCGCGGCCAGTGCGCCGGAAGCGGGAAAGGATCGACCCGAATGGCGTCTTCTTCGATTGGAAACACTTTCCCACTCCCCATAGAAGGGACGCCCAGCGTTCGCGCGGCGCGCTCATGGGCTGGGTAGCCCGCGATGATCTTCGCCTTCTGGTCGGCGGTGTAGTGGTCCACGTCATGGATGGTCATGTTGACCATACCTGCGTCTTGGTACTTGCCCAGCTCGCTCCAGAAGCGCATGGCAATTGCCGTCATGCCTTTGAGCAGCGTGCAAGTGACAATGACCGGGCCGAACGCCGCGTTGGTGCGGGTCAACCCTTCCATGTAAATGTCTTCAGGCGGCTCTTCGTCGAACCACACCCCATCCACGGTATCCGCCTGCCACTTGCCTCGGCCCTGGTCGTAGGACTTTAGGCTGATGGTGCTGGTTGTGGTCACACCGTCCGGAGCCACAAATCGAATCTTGGCGGTATCTATGAACTCGTTGACGTGGCGGCTCCATGTCAGATCGACGATGCAATCCTTGGGAATACTGCCCGTGCCGGGGTCTTTTTTGGGATCTCGCCCGAACAAATACCGCTGCACACCGCGCCTGGTCAGTTCGCCAGACTCCGACCCAGCCAGCCAGTTGTTGCCTTTGGTGAAGCGTTTGCCACCCCACCATTCGGGATAGCGCCCGGTCAGGTGCATGGCCACCTCGTTGGCGGCGCTAAGAGTCTTGCCCAACTGGTTGCCAGCAGACAGCATGCGCTCGCGCTTCTCCGCTCCCATGGTGTGAAACTCGGCCTGCTTGGCGTAGGGCTTGTACCCGGCCAACTGGTTCTCCACGACCACGCGCAACAATCCATGACGCACCAGCGCCAGTTCCTCATCCGTCATTGACTCCAGCACGTCAGGAAGCATCAGCTTGCTTTCGCCTTCTCTCGGATTGTCTGCACCCTGTCCAGCGCGTCCAGCATTGCCATGGCCTTCTCGGGCGTCATGTTGCCCATGGCCTTCTTGAGCGGGTCTGTCACATCCTCGACCTTGGCAACATAGAACCCTCGAGCCTTGCCCCTACTGATCTCCGCATTGATGGCGGCGCTGAACTGCCCGGCTTGCCGCGCTTCCTCTCGCAGGGCCTCAAGGTCTGCCATGTGTTGATCCAGGCTCAAAACCGCTGCGGATGCCGCAGAGTTGCGCAACTCCTTGATTCTTGCGGCTACCTTGGGGTTTTCGATCAATTCATGCGCACATCGGTGAACTGTCGCATCTTTTGTGCCTGACTTGACGTTGTAGACCTTCCGATATGCGTCGCTGCATCTCTGATCAGCCTTCAGCATCTCCTGGCAAAACAGCTCTTGTTTTTGCGTCAGCACATCAACCCCCTTGATTTGAAGTTGTCGACTTGCAGGTGAATCACGTCTTCGATCCCATCCAGCATTTGGTTATAAAACCCTACTGGACCGCCGAAATGCTTTTCCGCCAGCGCCAACTGGTCTTCTCTGGCATTCCTGATCCAGTCATCAAAAGGTCTGATCGAGCCAATGACCTGCGTGATCCTCTTCAGAAACTCGCCCACCTCATCACGCGGGCGGCGCTCAGAACTGCCGAGCAAGATGTTCGTCAGTTGCGACTTCCATGCCGAAATCAACCGCCTTTCGATACCCAGCGCTTCGCCTTCTGAATCGCACACGACGAATACCAGAGGCTTCACGGTCAACCCGGCTGCGCGTATCTCCAAGATGCGCTCTGATTTTGGGTGGCCACGCTCCCGGGGGGCTTGAGCACATCTGTTGTGGTTGAACATCCGATCTCCAAGTCCCTTCCCTACATAGAAGATGGCACCGTCTCGTGGGTCCACCAGCACGTAGACGTAATACTGGCCTGCTGGCGGCTTGTCGTGCAGCGTCAGACCGGCCAACGTGCAGGCGTCGCTGTGGCTCTTGCCCTGCGCCACAAGCTGGGCGAAGTGCTCCTGCTGGCTGGTCAGTGGCTTCATGCTGCAGCCTCCCAATGGATGCAGCCGAACTTAGGGCCGACATAGACGCCTGACAAAAACCCCTCTTGATCCCACGAAGCGATTCGATCAATGTCTACTTTCAAATCATCAAAAGCCCGGTCATTTGAATCTATAGCAAGTGCGCACTCCCCGGTGTATTGGTGGGCAGTCTCGTAAATTGCATTTTTGAAACGCGCCACATGGGGCGTGTAGTGCTTGCATGCATCACAGGTTTTCATTGCCCTGCTCCTTGCAGTACGGCCATTCCTTTGTCGCCGATCTGCAGAACCAGTCGCGAGACGTGCAGCGGGTCGTCGTCGTAGATAGCACGCCAGGCATCACCGGGGTCGCTGTGGCCTTTTAGACGCACCGCCGTGAAGGTCTGGCCGCTGACCGGATGCCACATGCGGTCGCCGTGGTGAATGGGGTTGCCGTTGAAGTCTGGCCATGGGGCCAGATCAGCCGGGTCCAGCAGCTTGTTGGTATCTCGTCTCATTGCCCCCTCCTTACCAGTTCTTCCATATTTCCAATCACCCGCAGCCTATCCATGTCATGCATGCACTCAGCCCGCAGCCAGTCGGACGGGTATAGCACTTGCACAGCGCTGACAGCCACGTAGGGCACATGCATGCGGGCGGCAGTCAGGAGCGCGCAGGCACTTCCAAGGGGGTGAAGGTCTCCCGGCAGGTACACATCGCCCGATTCGCTGATGCCAGCGTGTAGCCCTGGCTGAATCCCTGCGCCTTTGATAGCCAGGATGATGAGGTCTTCGCTTGCTTCGGTTTCCATGGTGACTCCTTTACCGGGTAAACGCCAATGCTCTGCGGGCATCCATCTCGGACACCACGATCACCTTGGGCTCTTTTTGCTTCTTTGCCATGCTGTAGCGCTTCACGAACCTGCGGCCTCTGGCGCTTGATGCGGGGCCAAGAGCAGACTTCACAGCACCAGAGTCGCGCAGCTTGGACAAGCAGCTACTGATTTCGGCGTGCATGGTTTTGGGCAAATCCAGGGCGGCGCTGATCTGGCCCAGCGTCAGCGACTCCCCTGCTTTGTCATCCAGCAGCTTTTCGATTCGCGCCTTCAAGCCTGGTTGGTTTTCCTGTGCTGTCATGTTCTCCCTTTCAGTTCTTTCAGCTTTGCCCGGTAGGTGTCTCTAGTCATGCGAACCGCCCTTGTTGAAACAGCGCACGGCTTGGCTCCCATCCTTGGCGAAGACGCCAAATCAAGCCCGCGCGGCTGACGGTTACACCAGGCTCTCGCACCCATTCCGCAGCGGTCAGCGTCTTCCCGTTGCAGGTGATTGCCACTGAGTTAGACCGCTCGTGCTTGGCGTGCGTCTTTGGCTCGTAGGGCTTGGGCTTCCGTCCGTTGTGAGTGACCTTGGGGCCGAACAGTGCCTGCTCTGCAGTCATTCCTGCCTTGATGCGGGCCCTGATAGTCGAACCACTCACCTCCACCCTTGGATCACGCGACCATTCATGCGGCGTCAGGGCAACCCCCTCATACTCAACGCTGATAGTCCGATTCCACTGGGCCGGAGGCCTCATGCCGCGGCGCGTGTTGCAGGTGCAGCAAGTTGGGCGCAGGTTGGCCCGCGTGTTGTTCCTCACATCGGCGTCGATGTGGTCCACATGGCAAGTCGCCCAAGTCAGAGAAATACCGCACAGCTCGCAACTCAGTGGACTGTCGCCCAGGTCTGCATACAGGACTGCGCGATGCTCCGCCACGTATCCGCTATTCCGGTGGCGGAGTGGGTGCGTTGGCTCATAAACCCACTGATACCCTTGCGGCGTCTCCTGTCGAGGCTTCGCCTTGCCGCGCTTCACTGTCTCGGTTGTGCCGTACCGGCGTTGGCGGAAATAGTGCATTTGGCACAGTTGCGCAGCCTTGTATTGCGCATCGCGCTCGCAACCTTCAACGCAGCATTTCATATCGCTTCTCCAATCTACGAACCTTTTTAGTCATCACGGCCTTTAGGCGCTTGAGGTAATCCACATCGAACTTCGCGATGTGCTGCATGGCCTCCAGCCGGGCAACCCAATCCTCCCCGTGGTCACGCACCAGCCGCTCGCGAAAAGCCAGAGCCATGCCGCCTTTGTGGCGATTGCAAGGAATGCACTGGAGCTTGATCTGTGGAATCCAGTAGCGGAGGTGCGGAGCGCTGCCTACTGACCTAAAGTGCCCAGCGTCATAGGTGCCTCCGAACTTCTGCTCCGGTGTTGCTCCGCAGGTGTAGCAGCCCTCTCCGCGAGAGAGCGCAAGCAGCCGCACATATCGGTTCACGATGGCCTGGCACTCGGCAAGCCACTTTGCGCGGGGCTTAATGGCCTCCTTGCGCGCCCGGATGCTGGCTCTCTCTACCTTGGCAGCAGCGCGGGCCTTCTTGGCTTCGGCACGCTTTGCTTTCTCGGCCTGGGCATCGGCCCAAGGTGCGATGCACTCGGCATGGATGCGCTGGCCTGGTTCGAGCTTTGCGCGGCAGTGTGGGCATGTGGTGCGGCGGAATGTCATGCGAACACCCCCGCCATATCCATCACCAGGCGCCGCACGAAAGGGCGCAGAACGATATCGACCAACTCGCGTTTGAGGTGATCGCGCATGGCCTCCGCAGCGCTCTTGCTGCCCTCCATGTAGTCGATCATGGCCCGGCTGGTGGCTTCAGATATGCGATTGCGTAACGTGCGAAACCGGATGAAAACCAGTGGCCTGTTTTTTGCTGATGCGCGCATCTGGCGCTTTTTCTGGCGGGGGGTCATTGCTCACCCTCCCACGCCTTGAACCGCACGCCCTGCTCTGACCCGAAGGCGTACAGCCAAGCGATGAACGCCCGCGCCAGCTTAATCGTGAAGTCTCTGGATTGGATACCCAGCAACACCACCTCACCACGAAGGCCACGGCCCATACGAACGTCCCCGAACTTCGCCCACTCGCCCATCAAGTCCGGGTCGTTGCGGGTGTCGATACGGAAAGCGGAAATCAGGATGCGCTTGGCGTCCTCTGGATCGGCAATGTCCGGCACTGTGGCTCCCAACTGCTGGGCAATCTGCCCAATCAGCGAATGAAAGTGCCGGTTGTGGTTCTCGCGGCGGTTCTCGGGTTCCAGCTTCGCTACCATGCGATGCCCCGCCATGAGATAGGGCTTGGCAGTGTTGTACAGGTGCGTGAATGCCTTGTGAGCCTGTACCGGCTCCCACAGGGGCACGGTGATGCGCTCAGCCATGGCTCGCCCTCACGCGCAGCCGCTCGAACACGCGGCGCAGGCAGTAGCTGCGGACAATGCTCACTACCGTGAAAATCGCCCCGATGGCGGCGTTTTGCGCCAGCGATACATGCAGCCCGAAGGCCGGAAACACCGCCAGTTGCGTGAGCAAGGCGATGCCGTAGCCGACGGCGACGTTTGCCACGGATTCGACAAGCGACATGCGGCGGGATTGCTCAGCCATGCTTGCGGCCCTCCTGCGCGTCAATCTCGGCAATGGCCCGCTTGCAGTAGATCGCCGCATCAAGCAGCTCTTCGTACTGGTGCGTGAGCCAGCACCGCAGAGAAAGCTGGTTCTCTGCCACGGTGGTGCCGTACTTGTTCTTGCCCAATGCCTGACGGCGGGCAATGTCCGCGCAGACTTCGGCCTCGATACCTTCGGGCAGGAATACGCCTACTGTGTGGGATTCGTGGGTCATACCCCTACCCCCCACTCTTGCGCGGTGCGGCTGATGACAGCATGGCCTGCTTCAGATCCTCGGAGATGCCCTCCCACATGCCTGTTCTGCAGCTCTCTAGCTCCTTTGCGCGGCTCCATGCGTATTCCTTCCATCCTGGTGTTTTGGCTAGCTTGATGAGGTGGGCTAGTGCTTTGTCGTAGGCGGTCATGCATGTCATCCCCTTCGCCCGATCTGGTGGTTTGCTACCAATTCATCTATGAACTGGCGCGCCACCCCTGCGCAATGGTTTTCCTCGTCGTAGTCGGTCAGGCATTCCTTGCCTGATAGGCGATAGACCGACCAGCCTGCGGCCTCTATGGCTCGCTGGCGCGCCTCGTCTTTCGCTGTGTCTCGGTGGAATGCCGCGCCGTCACACTCGATGGCCACCTTGGCTACCGGGTTGCCGAAGTCAACGAAGTAATTGAGGACGGGGTACTGTGGGTATAGAACCGCACCAGACATGCGAATGTCGTACCAGAGAGCGTTTTCAATCGGCGTGAAGACCATCAGCCAGTCCACCTCATAGGGATCAATCCCCCATTCGGCGCGGCCTGCATTCAGAATGTCTGCTTCGGCCATCTTGTAGAAGCTGCGGATTGCGGCCAGGCGCTCAAACCCCTTTGTTTTGCGAATCAGCTCGACAAGGTGGTCACGATCACGCTCTGCTGCGAAGAATGTGAATACTTCCTCCAAATTGACGGTTTTCATTCAAAGCCTTTCGATTGCGAACCGGCGCCCTTTTGCGGCGCTGGCCCGGCCCATGATTCAAAGCAGGTGTATTGGCCGTGGTAGAACAGATTGACGTCGCCTGTTCTGCCTTGGCGGTTCTTTGCCAGTCGCAACAAAGCGAAGTTCTGGAAGTTCGCGCCCAGCTCTGGCTGCGCTTCAATCGGGCGATGGATGAACGCCACCACGTCCGCGTCCTGCTCTATGGCGCCTGAGTCGCGCAAGTCCTGCAACCCTGGGACTTGACCTACACGCTCCACGCCGCCCCGGTTCACCTGGGCAAGACACACCACAACAATGTCCAAATCCTTCGCCAGGCCCTTGAGGCCGCGGCTGATTTCTTCGATTTGGTAGGCGCGCGGCTGCTTGCTGTCCATGCCGCTCATGAGTCCGATGTAATCCACAATCAGAACGTCAAGGTTCTGTCGGCGCTTCAGCGCGCGGGCCTTGCTGCGCAGTTGCATGATGTTCAGCCCGGACTTGTCAGACACGAACCACCGCAGCGTCTTGGCCTTTTCCACCCCATCCACAATGCGGTCGTAGTCAAGCCCCTGCGCGGGTCGCTTGATGAACCCGATGGCAGCGCGGCTCAGGATGGCGGCTTGACGGTCGCGCACATCGCTGTGTGGCATTTCCATGGACAAGAAGCCGACGCAATAATCACGCGCCACGCTCAGGCCGACAGTCATGGCGAGCGCTGTTTTGCCCATCGCAGGGCGCGCTCCAATCACCACAAGGTTGCCCCGGTACATGCCGCCGTGCAGCATTTCGTCCAAGTCCGTCAACCCTGTGGCGATGCCCTTGATCGCCCCGCTTTGACGCGCATCGAGCAAATCGAGATGCTTGATGGCTGCGGTGTGTGCATCCACCCAATCGTCCGTCTGCTCGGCATCGTCAAGCTTTGCCAGCTCGGCCTGGGCGCGGTCGATTCTGTCTTGGATCGGGCCATCATCAAACGCAAGCTCGGCCAGCTTGTAGCTCAGGCCGTGCAACTGGCGGGCCTTGTGCGTGTCGATCAGCGTCTGCACATGGCGAGCGATGCCGCGCGGGCTGTGGTCGTTGTAGGAACTCACACCCAGCAGCACATCGGGCGGAACCACGCCATCCAGCGCCTCGACAAGCGTGATGGTGTCCACGCCCTTACCGGCGGCCATTTGGCTGCACAGCTCGGCGTAGATGGCGCGGTTGTCGTCGTTCGTGAAGTGCTCAGGCCGCAGGCGGTCGGACACGTCATCAAACGCCGCCGGGAAGTTGATCAGGATCGAGAGAGCCGCCGCTTCCGTCTGCTCGCTGCGCAGTTGTTCGGGGGAGTTCATGCGGCCTCCTTCGTCTTCTCGATTACGTGCTTTTTGCCCTTCTCCGTCAGCAGAAAATCAAAGTCGCACTGCCAGCCCTCATGCCCCGGAGCCTTGCTTCCTCGGCCCATCAAAAAATCGTTGTCCCGCGCTCGGCCAAAGTAGCCACGGATCCAGGCCATCGCCTCTTCCGCGTTCGTGGCCCGTGGCGTCCCGTCTGATTTTTTGCTGGTCAGCACGAAACGCCAGAACGCGGATATTGCTTTTCGGCGGTTGTCGTTCATCAGCCGCACCGTTGGCAATTCGGGCAGGATTTCGTGATACAGCGCAACCACCGAATTCGTGTCGCATCTCGGCAATTTGTCGGCGCCGCCGACAGAAGCGTTAGCTTCTTTATCTTGTTCCTGTTCCTGTTCTTGGCTTGCAAGGGGCTTGCAAGGGGCTTGTATGCCCCTTGTTATTGCGCCAGGATTCGGCAGGCGGAATGACTCAAAATAGATAGCAAAGAATGCAGCCTTGAGCGAAGGTGATCCAATGTTTGACCACTCACGCTCAACTCCCTTCACACGGTTGTCACCGGGCTTGAGAGACTCCGCGACTTGGTATGCGGCCATGCGGTGGACAAAGATGGTCTCTGAAGCCTCGTCGTAGGTGCAATACTTGGCTTCGATGAGGCTCTGAAGGGCCTTGGAAGCCCCTTCCATGCCAAGGCCGGTTTCATGTGCCATGTAAAGAATGGGGCAATGGAAGACGCCGATCATGTTGGCGTGCGGGCAAGTCATCAGGTACAGCGCAAGCACTTGCGCAGGCGCATTTCCTCGCAGCGCTTTTCCAGTGTCACCAATCCAGAATTTGGGTGATACCACCCCATAGTCACGCATCTGTTCGCCCTTCAATGCCCAAAAAAAAGAAACCATCGGCAGGCAGGCGGGCGTGTCCTGCTTTTCGGGAGCTACCCTAGCCGTGGCGTCAAAACTCATACCCCGTAGCGCTTGGCAATAGACCGCATGGCGGCCTCGTACTCAGCAGGCGATGCGCTGGTGTTTGCTGCCACCCATGCGCGCTTTGCTGCTTCGTAGGCTTGCCAGCGCATCACTGCACCCCACTGCGGCTGATGCGCCGGGTCTTGTCGCGGCTGGCTTCGGCCTGCTCCCGTGACTCGATCACGATGGATCGGGAAGCGTCTGGGTTCAGCGGCGCCTGCAACTTGCCGTTGACGTTCAGCACGCGCTTTGTGCTGTACGTGATTGGCACAGGAGCCTTCTTGGGCTTGGTGGGCAGCTTGGCGGGGGCGTCGATGCCGCGTGGCCTGACGGATGTGAAGGCGTTATGCATTGCTATGCCCGTTATTCCTTGCCCGATTCGTCAGACGGGCCGACAGTGCAGGCATGACCAAAAGCGTGATGACTGAGCACCAACTTGATGTATTCGCTCAAGCTGCGCTCATGCGTGGAAGCAAGGCGCATCAAGACCACTTCCAGCGACTCAGGGACGCGGACGGGCGGCAGTTGCCGGGTGCACTTCTCGGCCATGGGTTACGCGGCCTCTGTGGTGGTGGTCTTGGGCTTGCGGGGCTTGGCGCGCAGCACCGCCCAATTCACATCGGGGCGCAGCGCCTCACACTTGACTCCGGTAGCGGCCTCCACATCAGGGCAGTGTTCTGCTGGGATGCGGTTCTGCTGCCACTGATAGACAACTGCGTGGCCGCTGAGTCCAAGTTTCCTTGCGAGCTTGGTGCGACCGCCCGCAAGGCGGATAGCCTGATCGAGTGGGGTTTCGGTGGTGGTGTCCATATGCCCCACATCTTACGATAGTTTTTCTATCTTGTATAGATTTTCTAGCGCTCCAAGTGATTACCCTGATACCATGAGCATCCACAAATTGATCAGACAGGGCCGCGAGCGCCTCGGGTTGACCGAGGAAGCATTCGGAAAACTTTTCGGAGTGAGCCGTGGCGCGGTGCAGCAATGGGAGCGGGAGGGGGGGACGGCCCCACGGCGCAAGATTCAGCCCCTAGTCGCTCAAGCTTTAGGCATTTCTGTTGCACAGCTCATGGGTGGCGGCGCAGACACTGCGGATGGCCCGGATATAGGAGGTGTTGTGCCGCTTTTAACGTCAGTACAGGCTGGGGATTTCAAAGAATTTGTGGATAACTTCCACCCAGGGGACGGGGCCATGGAGTCCATACCGACATCAGTGCCCGTCAACCGCCACACTTTCGCGCTCCGGGTAGCTGGTGACAGCATGGAGCCTGAGTTTCACGCTGGGATGATCCTCATCATTGAGCCGGAAATGGAGCCAAACCCCGGAGATTTCGTCGTGGCGCGCAATGGCGACAACGAAACTACGTTCAAGCAACTGATTCAAGATGGCGCAGACTGGTATCTGAAGCCCTTGAATGACCGCTACCCAATCAAACCACTTGGGAAGTCATCAATCATTGGGGTGCTGCGCGCAGTAGAGAAGCGCTACCGCTAAACCAACCAAATTCAACAATCGGCCACCTTCGGGTGGCTTTTTTTTCGTCTGTACGGGTAACTACTTACAACATTCTTAGATAGTTTTTCTTGCTTTGCTAGTTTTTCTATCGCATAATTCACTCACGCCAACAAAACGGCGCGGGTGACAAGCCATCGAGCAGGCCACCGACAGGAACCTTAAAAATCTTTTTCCTGCGGATCAGTTGTTGCACTTTACGCAACAACTGACAGCCCTTGATTGGGTAGTGGGCGCGGACACCGGGCGTGAGACGGTGATTGAGGCGATGCCAGCCAACAACAGCAAGGGCATCAAGACAGCGAGCGTCCCGCGTGGGGTAGCGCTTGAGTCGAGAAGCTGGAGCCGGTGCATACCGGGAGACGCCAGCAGCAGCACACACCAAGGCGAAGCGCCATGGTTTGAAAGGACGTGCTGCAAACACCTTCGCAGAGGGTGCAAACAGAAGGCGAACAAGCCTTCTGTTTGCGAGGAAAGTATGACGAAACACATGACTGCAGAGGTGGCGCGTGAAATCCTAATTTACGAGCCGGAAACAGGTCTGTTCCGCTGGAGAGTGGATCGGGGAAACGGGCATCGTGCCAATGATCTGGCTGGAAGGATGAACAGCAATGGGTATTGGGTTGTTGGGTTCAAACAATATCCGCTACTCGCGCATCGTCTTGCCTGGCTGTACATGACCGGCGAATGGCCTCCCTTCAATGTTGATCACATAAATGGGGACAGGTGTGACAACCGCTGGGCAAATCTCCGAGACGGCAGCGGCCCCATAAACGCACAGAACGTCAGGCGAGCGCAAAGAAATAACAACTCATCCGGGCTTCTTGGTGTAACCAAGAGGCAAGGCAGGTGGGAAGCGCAAATCAAGTCGCAAGACGCAAAGAGGTATTTAGGCTCTTTCGGATCGCCGGAAGATGCCCATGCCGCCTATGTTGAAGCCAAGCGCAGGCTACATGCTGGATGCACCATCTAACAAGGCGGGCGCTCAGGTGGGCGCAACAACTGACGGACACGGCACTGATAGAGATCAGCAAAGCACCGGCCAGCGGTGCAGCAGGAACCGGCACAGCCGGAATATGCCTGCAAGCCATTCGAGAGAGTGGCAAAGCCCATGCGCCAGTCACTGAGGGCGCATGGGTTTTTCAAGGAGCCAGAATGATCGAAGTCACGAAAGAACGGTTTTTCGCAACAGTAGGGCTGATGGACGTGCACCCAAGGGCCAACCCTGACCACTCGTCATGGGAGACACGCAGCCGCGAGGTTGTCGGGCGCACCACGCCGGGCTATCTGTGCCGCGATGAAATCGGCCAATGGACGAACAAGAGCAGGTACTTCGTGGCCGAGCGCTTCTCCAGGGACAGCCAGTAACCCCCCCCGCCCCTACACCAGGGGCCGGGAGTTCACGCCTCGCCCCACGTAACGTGGCGGCCATCACAGAACAGGAATGCGCAGGAGGAGTTATGCGACCAACGAAAGAGCAGATTGCCGAGCACTTTGACTACATGGCTGGCGCATTGATTCGCAAGACGACGGGAAAGCGCGGGTACGCCAGGCCAGACGGATATGTTTACGTGCGCCTGCATGGCAGGTCATATGGCGAGCATCGGCTGATCCATTTGCTGTTTACCGGCGAGTGGCCGCACCAAGTTGACCATGCGAATGGCGTTCGTAGTGATAACCGCCATGAGAACCTGCGTTCGGCCACACACGCTCAAAACTGCATGAATCGCAAACAGATTGGCGTCACAAGCAAAGGGTGCTACTGGCTGCCAAAGCGGCAGAGGTGGATGGCTCAGATCGGCAGCGGCGGCAAGCGCAAAACCATTGGCTACTTCAGGACAGAGGCTGAGGCCGCAGCGGCATATGCCATGGCCGCAGAAGCCCTCCACGGCCCGTTCAAGCGAACTTCCTAAATGCCGGAGATCAGCACCGGCCCTGTTCTGTGATGGTGAATGCCCGGTGGTGATGGGCTATGAGAAAGAGCAGTGCAACAAGCCGTTCCTGATTTCAGGACTGCACGGCAAGCCGGAGACACACCACCGGCCACCATCTTCAATTCGCCCAGCGCCTCTGCTTCGGTACGCGCTGGCTATCAACTATCCCCAAATATCTGGCAGCAGATATTCCACAAACAGCCCTGCAATGCGGGGCTTTTTTCATGGAGCAACTATGGCCCACAAGCAATCGTGCACCGAGGAACGATTCCTCAAAGACGCGGCAGCTCACCATATGGAGGTGCTGCGCGATGACGGTGTGAACCGCCATTTGCGATTCAAGAATCCCGAATCGAACGCCTACTGGTTCGACATCATCACTTGGCCCGGCACGCTGTGCGTTGACGGCGACATGGGCACCTTCGTGTTCCGGCGCCTGCATGACATGTTCGTGTTCTTCCGCACGGATCAGGAGCACTACGACCGGACGGGCCGCGCCGACCGGTTGGCGATCAACCCCAGCTACTGGGACGAAAAGCTGCGCGCGCCAGCGCCACGCGATGCCCAGGAATACTGCGCCGACAGCTTCCGCCAGCATGTCCAAGAGGCTTTCGACAGCTGGAAGGAGAGCAATCAGCCCGACGACGACGAATGGACCACCGATGCCGACCGGCGCCAATTTGAAGAGCAGCGGGATGCGCTCTGGGCCGCGCTGAAAGAGGACGTGATGTCGTATGCCGATGACGGCTTGATTCGCGCCTACGACGCGGCCCGCGACTTCCGCTGCGATGAGGTGCCGGGGTTCAACCTGGAGGACTGCTGGGAGTGGGACTGCCAGGTGTTCAAGTTCGATTTCCTGTGGAACTGCTACGCCATCGCGTGGGGTATCAAGACCTACGACAAGGCGAAGCAGGCGGCGCAAGCAGCTCCGGAACTGCAGCAGGGCTGAACTCATGGCCCGCAAGTTCCGCTGGACGCGCGCCCTCTACCGCCGCGCGCACCGCGAGGCCCGTGTCTATGACGGCTACGGGTTCATGTACCACAACGAGCCCGCCCTTGTCCGGCGCTGGCGCGAGCTGTGGGACCAGCACCCGCAGCACGAAGACCCGTTGACGCGGCCCAAGTGGCAGCGATACCGGCCAGACGACGGAATCCCGTTCTGAATTCACACAGCCCGCCTAGCGGGTTTTTTTACGCCCGCAAGGAGGCCCCCCATGCAGAACGTGCACCCCATCTTTCAGCAGGCCCTAGCAGGCATCGCACCGCCTGCCGACGCAAAGCACTGGCAGGCGATGTGCATCCGACTGCGCACAGAGCTGACGCTCTACGACGCTCCACAGCCGCCGCGTGGGCAATTCGCCTTCACCTACCGCCACCCCGAGCTGGGCACGCTGGAGTGCCACCTCGAAGGCGAGCGCGGCGACCCGGACATCGGGCAGCGCGACACGGCAACGCTGTACAGCGCCTACCTGCGGGGGGTGGACATTGCCGACCGGCTGACCCGCGACGAAGTGGAAGCAATCGAACTTGCAGCGGTCAAACAACCACACCAGGAGCTACACCATGTTGATTGAAATGAAAGGCTTTGTGTTCTGCCGTGCATCCGGCGGAAAAATCGAATTTGAACTCATGCCATGGGACTGCCGCTTGTGGGGCGAAACAGCACAAGACGGGCGAATCTTTGTCAAAGAGCACCTGACCACAGTCGAAGTGCCTGACGACTTCGACCCACGCCCCAGCAAGTCGCGGCACTGGAAGCCGAGAAGCAAAAGGCCCGCGCCGACTTCCAAGCTCGCATTACTGAGATTGACCGGCAGATTCAGAGCCTGATGGCAATTGAGGGGACAGCATGAACACACACCCCAACCTCAGCACCGGCCTTTTCGTCTGCGCAATCTTCGCCGCTTTTTTCGCAGCGCAGCACTTGGACATGACCGACCACAGCGCAGAGCACGCGCAGGCTCAAGAAATCGAGCAGCGCCTGAGCGAAGCAGAGCAGCAGCGCAGACGAGACACGGCAGCGCAGTACGCATGCGGGCCGCAGTCTGCTTATGAGTGGATCACGCCCACAGTAGTGCAGTGCTACACGACACGGGGCAAGAAATCAGGCGCGGTGGAGGTAGCTGCGAAATGACCACACCAACCACAGACCGCGAACTGCTGGAGCTTGCGGCCAAGGCTGCGGGTTACGAATATGCCAAACACGGCGGGTACATCGTCGTTGATGGCATCCCTGGAAACTGGAACCCACTCACCTACGACGGCGATGCGCTGCGGCTGGCGGTGAAGTTGAATCTCGGGATCAGCATCCCCGTGCATCAGACCATTCGTGCTGACGTTGTTTGCTTTCGTGACGCTTCGGTAAATGTCAGAGAAGGCGGCGATGACCCCTACGCTGCAATCCGCCGCGCCATCGTCCGCGCAGCCGCCGCCATCGGGAAGGCAATGCCATGAGCGAAGCCTACGCAGCAGCCCACATCGCGCAGGAACTCGGAATCACCGTCCTGGCAGACGACGTGCCGAAGATCGTTGCGGCAATCCACCGCGCCTATGCCGTCGGGCAGCGCGATGGCGCCGCCGCAGAGCGCGATGCATGTGCCCACATTGCCAAGGCCGTCAGCGACAAATACGCCATCGGCTACTACGGCAACGAAGTGGACACCGCCGACGAGATCGAGTCCTCCATCCGTGCCCGAGGTGCCGCATGAACACCGCCCGCATGTTCCTGAGCGTGTACCGCTTGTACCGCACCTGCAACCCGCGCCGCGTGGCTATATCAGCCGCTTGGAGCGCTATCAGACGGGGGTGATATGACACATCCAATGCTCCAAGAATCATGGGACGAAGCCGCAGCTTGCGCCCAGATCGAATACGACCAGAAACAATCTAAGGAGAGCACCAATGGACAACATGAAACTTTGGCAGTCGGTTTGTGTGACCGACCCGAAAGCAGTAAAGCCGATCACGGGGAAGCAGTACAAGGGCAACTCCCCAAAACCATATTGGGTTATCCAGCGGGCTACAGAGGTGTTCGGCCCCTGTGGCCTGGGCTGGGGAGTGCAGATCCTTTCTGAGCGATTTGAGCGCTTCGGGGATGAAGCCCTGCACATCGCCCATGTCATGGTCTGGTACATGCAGGACGGCAAGCGCTGCGAGATTGAGCAGATGGGACAAACCCGCGCCGCGTACATCTCAGCCGCAGGCAAACACATCGTGGACGAGGACGCCCCCAAGAAGTCGGCCACGGACGGAATGGTGAAGTGCTTGTCCATGCTGGGTTTTGCTGGGGACATTTTCAGCGGCCAGTGGGACGACTCCAAATACGTTGCATGGGCAGCGGAGGAAACCAAGCGCCGCGAGATGCCCACCATCACAGAGAAGCAGGCCGCAGACGTTGTCGCGCTGATTCAGGAAGTCGGTGCAGACAAGGTCGCATTCCTTGCATGGGTGGAAAAGATGGCGGGCCACCCCGTACCGACAGAGCAAGACATTCCAGCCGCCGCGCTGGACACCGTTACCAAAACCCTCGAAAAGAAACGCACTCAGAAAGCAGCAGCATGAACAACATCACGATCACCGGAACCCTTGGACGCGACATGGAGCAGCGCGTAATGCCAAACGGCGACCCCGTAGGCAATTTCTCAGTAGCAGACAGCCAAGGCCGCGAAAAGCCCACGATCTGGTGGAACTGCCAGCTTTTTGGCAAGCGAGTATCTGCCCTTGCGCCCTATCTCATGAAGGGCCAGCAAGTGACCGTGGCAGGCACTGTGACAGAGCGCGAGTGGACGGACAAAGAAGGCGGCAAGCGAAAGCAGATGGACGTGCGCGTGAATGACATTGCATTACAGGGTGGAAAGCGCGATCAGTCGGAAGCACCGCGCCAACCTATGGCGTCAGCACCTGCGACCACCTTTGCAGGCGGTTTCCCGAATGATGAAGACCCGATTCCATTCTGACCATGGCCCAACGCGATTACAAGCGGTACGCCCAGACGCCCAAGGGCAAGGCCGCAAGAGCCAGGGCGCACGCTAAGTACATCGCAAAACGGCGTGAACTGAATCAACAACCGAAGGCCAGCACTGCCGCAGTCGCTGGCCTTATTACTTCATGGGGGCGCAATGGCAATCCCTGACCTGAGCGATACCGAGAAGATGGCCTTGATTGGCCGTCAGACGGTTCTGAGAAAAGCACGACGCGAAGCAGCGCAAAAGATACGTGATCGGATCGTCCCGATATGCAACGCCTTTGACAGCGGGCATGACTGGGACTTGTCTGGAATCGTCCCGCTGATTGAGGAAATCAACAGGATCAATCACGCACTGAACGAGCTTTGCTAAACCCACACCCCAGCCCGCACCAGCGGGCTTTTTTATGGATAACCAATGCAAATCGCATCCGAAGTTCTCGCCGTTCTCAGTGCCGCCCAGGTGGATGGCTGTCATGTCGCACTCACCGGTCAACTAGACCGCAAGCTGTATGAGCGCACAAACAAGGTTCTGGAGGCTGCTGGAGGCAAGTGGAACCGCAAGGCGCGTGCCCATGTCTTCGACGGCGATGCGGCAGAGCGGATGGACCAGATCATCCTCAGTGGCTCTGTCGAAGTGCCAAAGGATGAATTCAACTTCTTCCCCTCACCACCGGCTGTGATTGAACGCCTGATGGAACTGGCCGACATTGAGCCAGGCATGCGCGTGCTGGAGCCCAGTGCGGGACAGGGCGCAATTGTGCATTGGCCTGCGCCGAGGCGGGCGCCCTGGTGGACTGTTGCGAGCTGATGGCAGCGAACCACGAGCACCTACTGAAGTTGCCGGGCCTGCGCATTGTGGAGCGTCGGGACTTCCTGGCCGCGCCACCAGACCAGACCTACGATCGTGTGGTGATGAACCCGCCATTCCTCAAGCAAGCAGACATCAAGCACGTCACCCACGCGCACAAGTTCTTGAAGCCGGGGGGGCTGCTGGTGTCTGTCATGGCGGCCGGTGTCACTTTTCGCACAGATGCCAGCACCAAGGCATTTCTCGCCCTGGTCGAAGAGCGCGGCGGCCATGTCGAGCCGCTACCAGAAAACTCCTTCAAGACCAGCGGCACCGGCGTCAATACGGTGATTGCGGTCATACCTGCATGAGGCCGTCATGACCACTCTACCCCCCCCGCAAAAACTGCGCCTGAAACACGAAACCAAGCGCTTGATGCTGCGCCGCAAGCTGTGGCGCCGCCGCGCCCTTGACGCAGCCCTTGAACTCGCCACCTGGCCGCCCGGCAAGCCCGACCGCGAGAAATGCGAGGCCGAGGTGCACAAGACCATCAACAAGCTGCGCCAGTGGTTCCGAGATCCCCGCGCGTCGCTGGTGATTCAGGCGGTGCAGCGCAGAGCGGTTGCCGCGTTTCGCTCGCGGTCATAACCAACCCAGCCACCCGACGAGGTGGCTTTTTTACGCCATGACCAAATCCAAGTCCCCAATCAACTTCCTCGACCCATCCACCCTGCGCATCGTTGACGAACCCTACAAAGACGGGCGATCAATCCCGGTGTCAAAGTACGAAGCCATCTTCTCTGCCCTCAAGCCGAACCAGCGCATGGTGTGCCCGAACGGTTCAGCCAGCCGCCTATCTGCCCAGCTTCGCAACTGGCTGGAAAAGAAGGGCCACAAAGAACCCATCGTTCGCGCCAGGGAGCGGTGCGATGACGGAGAGGGTGGCGTCCGGTGGATCAAGGAAGCTGAAAAGCCCAAGAGCGTGTGGCGCGGCCTGGAGAAGAAAGCAGCATGAGCACGCTACTCGACTACCTCAAACCCCGCGTGAAAGAGGATGCCGACTGCTGGATCTGGCAGCTTGGATTGACCAGCAATTGCACCCCCACAATGCACCCCACCGGGCACAAACAGACTTCCGTGCGGCGGTGGATGGCGCAGCAGATGGGCAAAGCTATCCCTGCAAACCACGTCGCCACAAACACTTGCGGTAATCCTCAGTGCGTTGCACCCGATCACCTGCTGATTGCATCGCGCAGCAAGCTGGGCAAGATGACAGATGCACGCACGGGGTTTACGCGCACCCCGCAGCGCCGGAAAAAGATTTCCGACAGCAAGCGTGCCACGGCCAAGCTCAATCCCGAAGCGGTGCGCGCCATTCGCGCAGCGAAAAGCTCGGTGCAAGTCGCGCAGGAATACGGCATTGCCAAAGCCACTGCGATCCGCATCCGAGCTTATGAAAGCTGGCGAGACTACAGCAGCCCATTCGCTGCGTTGATGGGTTAGGCAAATGAAAAAGCAATCAGCCTACTCCCGCAAACGCTGGCAAGCTGACCCGCTGGCATCCCTGCGCCTGCTAGACCGCGCCCGGCCATTTGATGCGGGCGACACCACAGAGCAGCACATCAAGACCCGCGCCGCGTTTGAGCGACTGGCAGACGGCACCGCAGACAACGACGATTTCGACCGCGTGGCGATGGCGCTGAATCTTGCCAAGATTCGGGCGCTGGAAATTGATCGTGGCCTGGCTGACCTGCTCGAAGTCGGGCAAGAGGCAATGACAGCAGTCAGAAAGCGGCATGACAAGTGGGCGAAGTGGGAAGTGCTGCCAGCAGAGCGCACGGCCATCGTTGACGCATTGGACGCACACGAAGCCATCACAGACGCCAGCAGCCCATTGCAGATGTATGAAGCGCTGGATGTGGTGCGGCGCAGTGTGTTGAAGAACATGAGGAACGCAGCATGACAACCAAAGGACACGAAATGACAGACCAATTTTCCCCCGCCGACATGGCAACAGCATCCGCCGATGGATTCCGCGCCAGAGATGCCGAAGTGGCGAAGCTCAAAGGCCAGCGCGCCGTGCTGTGTTCGCTGCTGCGCGAGTGCCTGCCGGTGATTGATGCGCTGATGCAGATGCCCGGAGACGACGACAGCGACGCACGCTTGAATGGGCTGGCAGGCCGTATCACGGGCGCGCTGAATGCGCTGGCAGAGGATCAGGTGAAGGGTGGTGAGTCGTGAAGCGCAAAGAAATCGACGCCATCAAGACCGAAGTCAACAGACTTCTCCAGCGCATTGACGACATGGAGCGATGCGCAGGATGGACACGGTACAGCTCCACACAAAATGCAGCCGGAAATTACGACCATGCAACCAGCAAGCCGCACCCGGAAGACGTCTTCAACTACGGGAAGTACACCGCAGCGGTCAAGCGCGCAAGCCTTGATTTGAGCAAAGCACTTGTGGAGATTCGGAGATGACAGGCAAACAACAACCCGAGGCGCTGCGGCTGGCCGATGCGCTTGCATACTGCGATGCCAGCGTCGCATCGCAGGCAGCCGCCGAACTGCGCTGCCTGCACGCCGAGAACACCGCACTCCAGGCTGGCTACGCAGCAGCGCGGCTGGAGATTGAGTCGCTACGAGCCGCACAGCCTGCGGGAGCACCCCAGCCCTCGCCCGCATCGCAGGATGCTGCGCGGCTGGACTGGCTAGAAAACGACGCAGGATGCCGCGTATTCCACCTGGGAAAATCTTGGTACACCCGCGCCAACTTCGGGATGCCGTACCGCAAGCGAGCAAGCCTGCGTGAAGCAATCGACGCTGCCAGTGCAGCACAGGAGGGGAAGTGATGAGACTCCGTTGGAAATTGAAACCCAGAAAAACCGGCCTGATGGCCATCGGCGCCGGGCCTCGCGGTAGCGTTCTGCATGACGGGAAAAGCACTTTCGCCTCTGTGATCGCACATATCCCGCAGCACACAGGGCGCACAGAATGGCTTTGGGTAGCAGGCTGGGACTCCGATGTCCCGTACTACAACTCATGCAACGACTCTGGATTGACGGAAGCGGAAGCCAAAGCTGCGGCCATGGCGTACGTCAAGAAGCATTTGGCGCGGCTGGAGGGCAAGAGCCATGACAACTGAAGAACTACTCAGCCTGATGCGCCTGCTCTCTGCGATGGAAAGCGCAATGCTGGCATCCAAGGTGCCGTTCCCGGACTACCTCAGCGATGAGGTAACGCGGCACACGAAGATCATCGAACGAGAGATTTTGGCAAGGAGCAAACCATGACTGAGCCGACAGAACTGCTGCCGTGCCCGTTTTGCGGTGCCGGTGAATCGCAAATCCATGTGAACAAGGGCACATGGAACGGTCGCGGGTATGGCGAGCCAGTTTCCGTCGAGGTGCGGCACTGGTGCACCGATGTTCCGGGCCAGCCTTCGCGCATGATTTCACGAGCTGGGCGTGATGCGGCATCCGCAACAGCTGCATGGAACACGCGCACCCCGCAGCCCACCCAGGCGCAGGCCGGGGCGGTTCCGCTGACGGACATTCGCAAGGCTGCGCTTGACCTGTATACGCCGCCATTCCGGCATGAGTATGGCTACATCCGTGACGCCAATCACCAGATGGTTGCCGATGATGCTGGCTCCGAAGGCACCGGTCTGATTACCTCTCGCATCCGAGGCTGGGGGCGCATTCAGTACATGGACAAGCCGGAGCAGCGGGCAGCAGCGCTGCAGGACGAAGTGGCCGAGATCGTTGCCGAGGCGCTGAATGCGTACTGGTCCATCCACGGCATCAAAGGAGGCCAGCATGGAACTGAGTGATGAGCAGATCAGTCGCATATGGGATGCGCACACCGTTCCGGTGTTCGGCAAGACGGGTATCAACCCAATTGTGTTCGCCCGCGCCATCGAAGCCGAGGTGCGCAAAGGCGACACAGAGCTGATTCGGCAACTGGTGGAGGCGCTTGAGCAAAGTCACGCAACTCTGTGGGAAGAAGATGACGACCCCGCACGACCAGTGCATGAAGCAATCGTCGCAGGCCGTGCGCGGCTGGAGAAACCATGAATCTTATTGAAATCACCTTCGCCTCCTGCATGGCAGCCTGCTTTGGACTGCTGATCGGATGGGCTTCGGCGCACGAAACCGTTGCGAAAGAGTGCGAGCGCCTTGGCGGGTTTTACGTCAACAAGACGGTTTACAAATGCGCGAAGGACAGCAAGCCATGACCCCCGAAGAAATCATCGCCATGGCGCGCGAAGCGGGCTTTGAGCTGGCAGACAACGCAACGGACGAGGCACTCAATCGCTTCCGCGCCTTCGCCGCCCTTGCCTCCGAAGCAGAGCGAAAAATCACAAGCCCCGGTAAGGGGCTTTTTTAATGGGGGGACGGAATGAACGATCTCATGACGCTTGACGACATAGCGCAGATGCATCGCTGCTCAGTGCGCCACACTCGCGACGTACTGGTTCGGTTACCTGGTTTCCCGGACGAAGCACCAACGTCAACGCCGCGCAATCGGCTATGGCTGCGAAGCGAAGTTCGAGCTTACGTGCACAGGAAATCCGCACAAATCACGCACATGCGCCTGAAAGCCGCATGAATGCTGTGTTTGCATTCCTGTCGAGGGGACCAGTGAAGGGAATTAAAGGGAAATAGCGAACATCCCACAGAGGGCAAGTGCTACAGTCCCACGCACGGAAGTCGCAATCTCCACGCACGCGGCCCGCACAAGATCACGCACAGCATGGCATCAATCCGCAAGTACCGCGACAAGTGGCGCGCAGAAGTGCAGCGCCATGGCATCCGGGCGTCCCACCTGTGCGCGACAAAACGCGAGGCCCAGGCATGGGCGCTTGCGAAAGAGGCCGAGCTAGACCGGCTCAAAGGCTCAGGCGGCAAGACGTTGGGGGATGCTGTGGGCGAGTACCTGCGGACGGTAAGCGTGCGCAAGAAAAAGCCAGAGTGGGAAGCGCGCCGATTCGATTACTTCATGGCGCACTTTGGCGAGAGCACGCCACTGGCTTCAATCACGCGGGCAGAGATTGGCAAGTGGCGAGACGAACGGCTGAAAACCGTAGTCGGGGCCACAGTGCAGCGCGAAGCGAACCTGCTGCGCAACCTGTTCACCGTCGCCATGAATGAATGGGAGTGGATTGAGTCGCACCCATTCCGGGGCGTGCACATGCCTGAACAGACAGAAGCGCGCCGTCAGGTGTGGGGATGGCAGCAAATCAAGCGCGTGCTGCGCTCTGACCGAGACAAGAAGATGGGCGAGGTGGTGAAGGCGTTCCATATCGCATTGCATACCGGCATGCGGCTGGGCGAAGTGCTGACGGGCACCTATGACGCCAGGCGCCGGGTGTATGTTCTAGAGCGCACGAAAACCGGTGGCTATGTCGAGGTGCCACTTACCCGGCGCGTGGTGAAGCTGCTGCCTTCCACTTTCACCATAGAGGCAAATGAGGCCAGCACGTTGTTTTCGCGCCTAACCCGACAATTGCTGCTGGGCGACCTGACGTTTCATGACACGCGCGCCACGGCATTGACGTTGCTTGCTCGACGGGTAGATGTCATGACTTTAGCCCGCATATCGAGGCACAAGGACATCAGCCTGCTTTTTCGTGTTTACTACCGAGAATCAGCGGAAACTATATCCAAAAGACTCTAAATGTGCTTCCAAGTCTTGCCGGTCCGGATCGAGCTCAGTGCAGGCAGGCTAAGGCCGTACCGGCCCGCCAACACCGTCAACGTCTCGGATGAACCTCGGATGTCCATCGCATCGGCCTCGGTGATCTTTGCCGCGTGGTGAGCGGAACCCTCCGCCGTTTTATGTACGCCCCGCCCCTTGTTTACCATATCCCTCATGTTCGCCGATTGGTTGCCAGTAAACAGGTGTGCAGGATTGAAGCACGGACGATTGTCGCAACGGTGGAGGACAGACATTCCGTCCGGAATCGGGCCGTTAAAAGCCATGAACGAAACTCTGTGTGCGGTGTACAGCTTTCGCTTGCCTCCTTCCCATCCAGACAACTGCCCGTAGCCAGTCTTAGGGTTGCGCGACCCCTCCCACTCCCAGCAAGCCGAAGCATCACTCAATGCCGCAGCGGCGCCTCTGACCCGGCACTCTGGCGAGCAGTGAACTTTGATGGACGACCCAGTTGCGAAGTCGTTGCCGCACACGAGGCACGCCCTCTGAATCAATCGCTCTTTGGTATGTTTACTCATATCGCTATTATAGCGAAACTACCGAGAGACGGCAGAGGCTATATCAGCTCGCCTGTAGCGCGTCTGCTCCCAAAGCAGCGGTGCGACCGTTTAAAATCAACAACATAGGTCACTTTTGTCTAACGGCGCTATGCTTTTAGCCAGTCGTTTTCTATAGCTACGGGCGAACGCGGTTAGACAGGTTTTAGGGCTGATTTTAACTAGGATGGGCCATGAGCGAATGCCAACACACCATGACACAGGGGCGCGCGGGCGAGACGGGAAGCTGGTGTATCCAGTGCGGAGCAAAAGCTTACTCCGTCGATGAGCGAGAATGCGGCGATTGCACGCACCACAGTCGGCTTGCGACCGGAAGCATTTGCAAAAAACACTTGATGGCAATCGTGCCCACGATGCATGTCACATTTCGCGTTGCTGACGGCACATGCTGGGAGGCGCCAGCTACTTCGGCTCTGACAGCAGCGCCCGATCCGCCTCAATCTGCCCCCTGAGCAACACTACTTCGCTATCCCTTCGGACAAGATCGCCTCTGAGGTTTGCGACCACTCCAACCCCTTCGACAAGCTGGCGGTCGAGGGCTTCAAGTCGATCCGCTGCACTGCTGCAGGCAGCGGCGTTGGCTTGGGACATGGCACGATAAGTGGCGGCTCGGCGTTCGGCGCTGTTGCGCAGCCGGTCAAGGCGGTCAAGATCAGCGCGGTGCAGAGCATCGCGCACTGGCTGCGAAAGCGTGAAGGCATCGCTGTTCTCCTGGGTTGCGGTGGCGTGGGTTGATATGCTGGCGGCGTTGCGCTGCGCTTGCGCCAGCGCGGCGGCGGTGCGCTGCGCTGCGGCCTTGGCCGTGCTGGTCTTGAGCTTTTCGTGCGCCACTTGCTCGGTGTGCAGCCGCCCGGTTTGCACCAGCAGCAGGCCCGCCAGCGCCAGGGCGGCGGCGATGGCGCCCCAGGCTTTGAGTTTGTCGAGGATCAT